TTACTCGATGATGGGGGACAGGGTGCTTGCCAGTGTCTTGGCCTGGGTGCTCTGGCCGTTGAAGGTGCTGGCCTGGTTGGGTTGCCCTACTCCTGGGTGGGTGTGGCTTGATGTGGTGGCCGCCAGTTGTTCCACCACCTGCATCAGCTGATGCAGCAGGCGGAAGATGTTCACCCCCTCGCTCCCCATCCACGAACGGGGCGCCTCCAGGTGTTGCAGCTCGCCGGCAACAGCCCGGCGCAGTTGGCCCACCACCTCCACCAGATCGCCGGCAGTGGTCTGGCTCATGTTGCCAAGGCTGCCCAGAACCAGGTCATCCCCGGCCAGCAGCTCGATGGCGCCCAGGGCCTCCACCTGCTTGATGCCGCCCACCTCCTCGATGCTGTGTTGGCTCACCTGCATACGGTGGCTGCCAAACTCTGCCGAGTACACATCGGCTACGGGGTGCATGGTGTACGCCTCGTCGCGCTGATCCCGGTCGGTGACGCGGTGCTGGTTGCCTACCTGGTCGGTGCGCTGTTGTACCTCGGCCCGTTGCTGCTGCAACTGCTCACCCGGGGCGATATTTGGTAGTGGCCACTCGGTGCCCAGTATGGTGCGAATGAAGGGGCGATCGGCGCGGCCGAAGGCAAACCCCAGCTCGACCAGGCTTCCCACGTCGGGGAACTGCAGCAGCCCCTGCTCGGGACCGCCGAACATGACGGGTAGTGGAACCGCGCGATAGAGCGGGGCCGCGTTGTCTGGCTCGCCATCCTCGCCCAGGAGTTGCACGTCGACGGCATAGCGGGGGCGATAGGGGTCATTGAGCTGTCCGGCGGCGGCCCTGTCGCTGATGGCCTCGACCCGGGCAAACGCGGGCAGGTGCATCTTGTCGGCCAACTCGGGGAACTCCCGCTCGAGCTTGCGCCGCTCTGTGCTTTGAGCCGGCTTTCCCTTCTGAGTCAGGGTCAGGCTCATCTGATCCCCGGTCAGGCGTACCCGGGTCACCCGCTGGCCGTTGAGCATAGCGCCGGGCCGGATAGTGGGCACCGGGGAGAGGGTGAGGGTGTCGCCGGTTTGTTTGGATGACCAGCTTGCATCCAGAGTGACAGCCCTATTGTGCCAACGGCTGTGGGCGTGGCTGCCCACATAGATGGCGCCATCGGGTTGCTGGTACCAGCAAAAATCCGGCACGGCAAAGGCTCGGCCGGCGTGTTCAAGCAGCTGGTATCCGGTGCCGGCGCTGGTGAAGTTGGGGATGGGCGTATCGGTGTAGTCGGCCCCCTCGGGCAGCAAGAAGGTGAGGCCGCTTTGGCTGGCCAACCAGTCGAGCAGGCCGCGCAGGGTAGCGTGCTGCTGGCTGACCGGATAGCGTTTGGCGAGCAGGCCGGCGAGCTCGCGTACCATCAAGCGGGTGGCACCGCGCTCTGCCGGGGCTGTGGATTCGACATAGCCCACAAACCAGCGGCGCACGGCATCGTTATACCCGAGATCGACGGTCACCACCTGGTTGGGTTTGGCATCGCCCTCGATCACCAGGGCGGCGCGGCCACCGGCCGAGAGGTCGAGCACCATATCATGGCTCACCAGGTGTACGGGCTGGCCGCTGATGGCGGCTTGGGTGGTCAGTTTCATCCGAGTGCATCATCCATGGGCTTGAGTACGCTCCGCTCGAACCAGCTCAAATCCGGGCTGCCAGATGTGTCTTGCGATAGGCCAGCACTGGTGGGCGGTTTACTGGCGCGCGTGTTGTCGGTGTGCTGGCCTACGGTCAGGGTGGGCTGCGTTCTGCGCTGCTCTTTCTTCTCCGGTACCGAGTTGTGTTCGCGCAAGGTGAACTGTACCTGCCAGGCCAGCAGCCCCTCTTGCTCGCTGGCGGTGATGCGGCCGGCAAACTTGGCCTGGCGTACCTTAATGGTTTTGGCCAGCAGGGAGCCGACCCGGTAGACATGGCGTTTGTCGCCGTCCCCCTTGGCATCGGCCAGTTCAAAGAGGCGGGCCAAGTGGCGCTCATCTTTGAAGGGGATAAGTCCCATCACGTCCAGCTCCTTGGCCTTGGCCCCCTGCTCGGCGCTGCTGGTTGAGCTGGTCTGTCCGCTCTGGTCCTTGTCCTGGAACTGCATCGATGCGGTGATGCGCAGGGACTGCATCACGACCGGTTCCCCATCCAGGGTCAGCATGGTGGTATTCATGGGGTCAACTCCTGCCAGAAGGTGAGCGGGGCGGGGGAGAGCAAGAGACTCGCCACCGTCGCGCAAGAGGTATGGTCATCCGGGAGCGATCGCTCCAGCTCGCTGGCCAGACTCTCCACCTCGCCGTGCCCCTGCCAGCGCCATAACGTCCCGGCTATTGCCGCCTGCAGATCGGTGATGACCGCCTGCTCCTGCGCCAGATGTGCCGCCTTCTTCTCGGCCAGACGGGCCAGTTTGGCGAGCGGTGTCGCGGCATCGCTCGCCAGGCTCTCGATGGTGCCGAGCACGCTCCCGCTGACGCGGCGCGCCTGGCGCAGCGGATCCCAGATCAGCGGCTGTCTCGGGCTCCAATGCGGCGACGTCGGTGTCTTGGGTTGTTGCATGGGGTCGTTTTGTGCCTGTAACCGGCGCAGCACGGCGCACCAGTCCGGCAGCGGGAGCGCCTGGCAAAGTGGCTGCAGGCGACTGGCCAGCTCATCGTGCGATCTGGCCGCGACCATCCAACCGATGGCGAACAACGGGCCGGAGGGGCGCAGCGGATCGTCCTGGTCGCGCAGTTTGGCGATCAGGGCCTTGATGGCATTGGGGGCCGACAAGGTGCCCGGGCGCAAGGCCACCCGATGCTGAAAGGGGGTCACGGTCAGCGCCCACCCTTGCGCCAGCCAGGCCTCCCACTGTGCTCGCAACATTGAATGGGGTTGTGCGAGCGCTCCGAGGGGGTGGCGGCGCCATCCGGCCCGTTCGCCGAGGGCCGTTAACCGTTGCAGGGCCTGCTCCTGCTCGGCCGGGATGGCATCGAGCACCCCGCTGGTTTGGCTGCATACATCCACCAGGCTGGGGGGAACGGCGAGCGTAGTCTGCCGCCAGCTCATTGAATGGGCTCCGGCATCTCTTCAGGAGGGAGTGCAGGCTCCACCGGGGGCGGGTTAATCCACTCTTCACCCACCCGGGTGGCGCCGGGCTGCACCGTCTCCGGGCAGGGGATAAACTCACTGGCGATGGAAGGAACGTGCACATCGTGAGGGGTGATGTTCAGCCCCCCATCGTTCCAGACTTCTGTCACGCGGTTTTTAATCAATCGAGCGTAAAACTTCATCCCAATACCTCCACGATCACAGCACCGACGCCGCCTTTGCCAGCAACTGATGCAGGTCCCCCTGCTGCGCCTCCCCCCAGACCTGCGGAGCGGGGTCCAACGGATGTGCCATTTTGCAAACTGGCTCCAGCGCCAGCTCCCAGATTTGGCAAAATTCGACTGGTTGACCCAACACCGCCCTCACCCACACGACCATATGCCGCATCTGAGTTCAGTTGACTGGTGATGGGGGGATCGAACTCTGTAATGCCGAGACCGAATCCGTCATCAAACAGTAAGGCTCGATTCATAGAGGGACCGGGCGTTGTCCCATTGGCTGAGCCGCCCCATCCACCGCCACTTCCTCCTACACCGGATGCTGCTCCATGGCCGCCGTTTCCACCATTGCCGTAGCGGTGGCCACTTGCCCCACCACCACCGGCGCCGCCACCTGATGCGTCAAAGCCATTTCCGCCGCGACCACCTGCTGTGTTGATGTCGCCACCGATCCCCATGCCGCCGTCGCCGCCTTGAGATACCGTGTCAGTAATATCGGTCGCGGTTTTCCCTCCGGTTGCTGAGATGAGGCCCCCGAAGCTGGATGTTCCACCATCAGCGTTAATATCACCGGCTTGACCCACTGTGTATGTAAAGGTCTGGCCTGGCACCACATCGATGACTATCTCGGCATACCCCCCGCCACCGGAGCCTCCACTGTCTCCGTGGGTTCCGTTAGATACACGCCTCACGCGTGTGCCGCCGCCGGCGCCTTCCACGGCCACACGGATCCGGCTCCAACCGTTGGGAATCGTGAGCTGCCGTGTACCCGGCTGGATGTCAAACACTTCGATGGCGTTACGGAAGCGGCCAAAGCTGGCGGGCACACTTCCACCCAAACTTACCGTGGTCATGATGCCCTCCATTGACCGTTAATTTTGATGAATACGAACTGGCGACCGGTCTCGACCAACTTCACGACGTCAGCGGGTCCGTTTGGGGTCAAGATGCTGCTATCGGCCTGTAGCAAGCAGGGGGCGTTAGCCAGATTGACTCCCCAATCCACCTCGGCCACAAATCGGCTACCGTTGGGCCATTCCGGCAGAAGTGTCACCTTGGCCCCTTGCATGAAGCGCAGATAAGAGGGGCACGGCTTGCCGGGTTCGGGCAATGGAAGGTCCTGTTCAATCTGAGCCGCAGCGAAACCCTGCCGAATACTGGTGTTGATGTAGTCGGTGAAATCAAACTGCCAGGTCTCCGGCGAGATGGTCACATCCAACGTGGCGCTGGCCCTGGCGAACGCCAGGATGAAGTTGCGGATCAGGGTGTCCCCGGCCTGGCTCTCGTCCTTGGCCAACTTGACCGTATCCGGCAGATAAGAGACCGCAACCAGGGTGCCGTCACTGGCAACCAGTCCCATCCAGTTGAAGGTAAAGGGGCCCAGCGTGGGCTCGAGTAACAGGGAATAGACCACCTTGTCGGGGGTAATCGCCGCTGCCTTGGTCACCGCGCCCCGGTACACCACCTCGGCCGGCGCGGGGTCCGGCTCGTCCGGGTTAACCGGGGTGGTGTAATCGAGGCCACTCTTGTAGGCCAGCACCACCTGATTGATGGGGGTGGGCTGATTCAGTGCCAGATTCTGGGTGATGAGCATCATGCCCCGATTCAGGATTTCGGCCATGTTGCCTCCGTCGTATGGTAATGGGCCGTGACGGGCTGGGCGGCCCGTGTGTGGTTGGCCCAGACCGTCCCCGCCATGTCGATGCGGGCGGTGGCGGTCTGGGTGTGAAAACCGGCGGCAAAGTGTGTGGCGCCGGCTTGTTGGTTCGTCGATGCGGTGACCCCGACGCTATAGCGGCGGCAGGTGCGGCGGTAGTGTGTGATCAGGGCGGTGGCCAAGCGCTCTTGCAGCTGCGGGGTGTGCTCATCAAGCAGCACCAGCACCAGGTCCCAGTCCATCCCCTCAATGCGCTCCATCTGCTGGCGCAGGGTGATCCCGAAGCGTTCGAAGATGCGCACAAAACCGGCGGCCTGCCCGGCGTCCTGGGCGTTAACAAAGGCGAAGTGCACCCGGCGGCGGTAGACATCGAGCGGCTCACCGGCAAAGCGGGTGATGTCTCGCTCCCAGGCAAGCAGATCCAGCATCGCCTCATCGCAGCGCAGGGCGTCGGTGGCATAGAGCGGCAGCAAGATGGCGCGGCGGATCCGTTGCCAGAATCCCATGATGCCGGTGGCCAACATGGCCGGCTCGGCGACCCCCTCGGTCAGCGTCGTGCCATCCTCCCACCAGGGGGTGAGCGGTGAGGGCAGTGAAGGGGCCAGCAATTCGTGATCGGGGCGCTCAGTCATGCAGCGTCACCTCAAGCCGGATCAGTCGTGGCAGGGTCAGGCCGGGCACGATGTCGGCTTCATCGATGTGCAAACTGGTGAGCGTCGGAAACAGGCCATGTAGCTCGGCGCCGAGTCGTGACATGGAGAAACGCTGCAGGGGCATCACCCGGGTGATCGTGGGGTAGGCTGCGTGCTGGCGAAAGGCCGCACCAATGGCGTTTTCTATCTCCCCTTTGAGATCGCGTTTCTGTTCATCGGTCAGTGTCCCCGTGCCCCAGGCGGTCAGATGCAGGGTATGCTGGGTTTCGGGAATGGCCATCACCTGCAGGTCGTCACCGTGGCCATGGTTGCCCGCGGCGAGATAGGTGTTCAGGGTGGCCACGAGTGACGGGGGAACCGCACCCACCTCGAGCATCACCAGGGCGTTGGCCGTGCCTGGACCACGCGGGGCGTCGTGCTGAAAGAAGATCAGATCGCTGCGGATCCCCGCGACCTGGGCCAGGGCGGCCCGGTACACCGAATCGATATGGAAACGTCCCCCGGTGGAGAACTGATTGCGGATCCGCAGGGCCAGTTCGTCGTCACCTTCGGCATCGGCGCCCGGCCGTGTCAGCCATCCGGCCGGATTGGCGATCGCCGCGATCCCCTCGAGCGGCTCGCTGGTCTGGTTGTAATAACCCGGTGCCAGATTCCAGGCGCTCCCCGGGTGCTCGGCCTCACACATCACCCGGGCAACCGGCTCGCCGGCAGGGGAGATCACGCTTTGCAGAGGACGCAGGCGGTAGACGTTGCCCTCGATGCGCTCTGTGGTGATCCACAGGGTGGCCGGGATGGTCAGACTGGCGCTGGGGTCACGCTTGATAAACTCGACGATGCCGCGCGCTGCCTGTGCCTCCTTGACGGTCAGCCCCACATCCCACGCCTTGAGCCGTAGGTAGTACCCCTTGGCGGTGGCGGCGAATGTGTTTGGCAGTACATGCTTGGCCAGCAGGGTGGTGATGATCCACAAGGCCGGCGCGATGACCACGGCGCGCACCAGGCGCCAGAACGGCGACACATCGCTGTCGTTGGAGATGAGCGAGCCGGCGGCCTCGGCTTCGTGTTTCAGCTCGGCCTCCATGGCCTCGGCGGTAGTAGGAATGCCGCTTTCACCCAACAGGCGCATGAAATCGACGGTGGGACGCATCATAGGGCAACCTCCAGGGGGCCGAAGTCGTAGGTTGTTGCGGTGATCCGCAGCCGGTCGGGTGCTTCCTCGCGGATCTCGATGGTGCCCGGGATCAGCCGTTCGTCGAGCTCGACCAGCAGCTCGATTTCGGTCATCACATCGGCGCGAAGGGTTGGGCTGCGCTCGCCGACGAGCTTGCGGGCCAGCCCCGATTCCATGATGCGGTGCTTGATGTCTTGGCCGATGCTGTGGCGATCGGCGGTGAGGCGCGGCTGGCTGCCGGCATCCAGCACCCAGGCCCCGCCCTCGACCAGGATGTCGACGTATTTGGTCATCATGGGGTCTCCAACCAGGCGTTTTGTGCCATCTGCTCAGGGGTCATGGGCTGCTGGCTGTGCAGGTGCACCTCGCCAATTTGCAGGCTTTTGCCAGGCTTTTGGTTGGCGGCGCTGGCGCGAGCGTTGGCCTGCACCAGTTGCTGGCCCAGCCCACCCGGCGGGGTGAGCGTCGTCGACGCCTCCCGATAGCGCGCAATGGGGGCGGCGACGTGCCGCTGGGCTTGGGGAATCAGACCGTTATCAACGAGGGGCGCGAAGCTGGCCGGCTCAGGAACGCTCAGACGTCCGCCCAGGTCGATATTGACCCCCGGAATGGTGTTGAGCAGATCGATCAGGCCCCGCACCGCATCACCCAGCAATTGGAACGGGCTCAGGTTACCGAGCACGCCGAGAAAGGCATCCCACCCCTGGCCGAGGGTGTTGATCACCTGCTCCATGGCGGTGAACACGCCCCAGTCGGCCAGCACGGCCTTGAGATCGTCCCAGTAGTAGATTGCCGCCGCCACGGCGCCGATCAGCAGCACGATGCCGGCGATGATGAGGCCGATGGGATTGGCGTACATGGCGATATTGACCGCCAGCATGATGGCCCGGAAGGTCACCAACCCAGCCTTGAGCAGGTTGAGGGGCGCCATGATGGCGCCGAGGGCGATGCCCCAGCCGAGGGTAGCCATCTTGGCGATGCCGGCTATCAGCATCCAGGTGCCGGTGACCATCCCCAGTCCCACGATGGCGAGCAGCGTATAGCTCACCACTTTGGTGAGGTTGGGGAAGAGCTGGGTCCAGCGCAGCACCACCATGGCCCCGTCGGCAAACACCCCGACCACGCCGTTGATGGCGGGCAGGATGGTGGAGAAGGCCGCCGCCCTGATGGCGAACCAGGCCTGCTCCACCCGTTGCCATTGGTCGGTCATGCTGGCCGCCATCTGCTCGGCCTTGCCCATGCCGTGGGTGTTGGCCAGGGCGTTGATGTTACCGGCCAGTGCCTGGGTGTTGGTCATCAGCAGTTTGACCATGGCCACCGCCTCGTCGGAGCCAAAGGCTTTCTTGAGCTCGTCGCCCTCGGCCACGCTCAGGGTCTCGCCGTAGCGCGTCTTGAGTTGCTCCAGGATGTTCAGCACCGGCAGCATGTTGCCGGCGGCGTCGGTGAACTGCAGGCCGAGGGCCTTCTGGGCATTGCCGACCCCGGCCAGGAAGGCCTTGAACTTGGTGCCCGCCTCGCCGCCGCTCATGGTGGCTTGCAGCTGACCGAACACGGCGAACTGCTCATCCATCGAGACTCCGGCGGCGGTGGCGTTGGCCCCGATCGCGCCGAAGGCATCGGCCATCCCCTGGCCGGTGGTCTTGAACATCTGCACCGCCAGCGCGGTTTTGCCAGCCACGTCTTCGACCCAGTTGGCCTTGCCCATGGCGTTGGCCTGCTGCTCAAAAATTCCGAATAGGGTGCCCATGTAGTTGGTGATGGTGGCGGTGTCGGCCTTGGTCGCCATGGCCAGCACCTCTGAGGCCCGGGCAAACGCGGGCAGCTCGCCCCCTTCCAGCCCGGCGATCGCCGACTGGATGTCGTAGGAGGCACGCACCATGTCGACCGCTGAGCGGCCATAGTTGACCGAGGTGGTCAGCGCTGTGTGGCCGAGCTGCGCCAGGGTCTCCTTGGCCACCCCGAGCGAGGCCACTTCACCCAGGGCGCGGTCCAGCTCGATGGCCGGACCGAGCGCGGTCTGGATCGCCATGCCGCCGGCTGCGACCGTGGTGGCGCCCATGGCCATGTTGGCCCACCCCTGGCGGCCGGACCGGCTCACCTCGTCCATCTGGCGCTGGATGCCGGCGAGGGGGCGGGTCACCTGGTCAACCAGGGCCACCTGCATCATCAGTTTTTCCATCCAGGCCATCGGCGTTATCCGTTAAAGGCGTTCACAATGCCCTCGCGCACGGCATGGGCGAGGCGTTCTCTCTCGGCTTTGTCGAGCCACAGGGCGCGGGCGAGGCTGTCGGCGTCGTCCCCTTCGTGCGGCAGGTAGCGGCGGCGCAGGGCCAGCAACTGCTCGAGGGGGTTGCGCTCGATGGCCTCGGCGCGCGCGGTCAGTTTTTTACGCTGATCTCGAGCTGCGGGGCGAAGTGCTCGTTGACCACGGCGGTCAGCTGCAGGGCGGCGCCCGGACGTTTGAGCAGTTCGGCGAGGGTCTCCTTGCTGCCCTGGGCCACGATCTTTTGCAGGTAGTTGTGCGCCGGGGCCACCTTGTCGCCGGGTAGCAGGTCGTTGATGTAGCCGTTGTAGGCCACCATGGTCGGCTCGAAGGTGATCTCGGTGCCGGCAACGGTCAGGGTGAGCTTGCTCATTGGGGGTTCTCCTCGGTGTTGATCCAGTGATTCAGGGCATTGATTTGCCGTTGGCAGCGGCGCAGGGCCTGCTGCAGTGTCGGGATAAAGCGTACGGCCTCGCCGTAGGTGTTCCCGGTAAAGTCAGGCTCCGGGCAGTGGGGCACCAGCGCCGCCGGGGGAAGGCGTGTCACTACCCGGGTTTGCATCAGGGGCGCCGGTGGGCTTGAGCAGGCGCAGAGCGCCAGCAGGCAGAGGCTCACGGGCACAATTCGGGCGGCCCGCCGGCGGCGTGGCCAGGGCGCGTTCCAGTTCATCGCTGATGCTCCTGTTGTGTTGGTCGAGGGCGGCGAGCTCGCCGCTCAGGGTGGCCAACTGCTGGCGCAAGGTCTGCTCGCGCTTGGGGTAGTCGGCCAGGGCCTGGGCTTGCAGGTCGTTGACGTTCTGCAGCGCGGTGAGGGTGCTGTGGGCGGTGGTCAGCTCCTTGGTTCGGGTCGAGAGGCGCTCGCCCTGAACGAAGAGGAGGGTGCCAATCAGCAGCCCGAGCAGGGTCGGCAACAGCTTGAACAAGGCGCTCATGCCAGCACCCCTCCGAACTCGACAAACTTGTCTTGCAGATCGGCAAGCGTGTGTTCGCGCTGGCCATAGCCGGCCCCTGGCAGACTGGCCCAGATGTTGGCGCACTTGGCGATCGCCTCTTTCAGGCGGCCGGCCATCACGTCGGGCAGGGCTTTCTGCTCGCGGATCAGGGCAATGGCCCAGGTGTCTTGCGACTCGGGGCCAAAGTCGGGCAGACCGAGCCGGTCGCGATAGTGCGGCCAGTAGCGCGCCAGGAACTGATAGCGGCCGGCGGCGGTGCTTTTCAGGCGGGAATTGACCTGTACCAGCTGGTGCGGGTGGGTGGCGTAGCTCTTAAAGAAGCCGGCCGGGTCGACGATATCGTTGTAACCATCGTCGCCTTTACCCTTGGTGCCCTCGGCAAAGGCGATCATGTCCAGGAACGCGGCCACCTGGGGGTGGCAGTGACTACGGGGCATCGTTACCTCCTTGGCGACCTACCATGTTGGCCGCCTTGCCGCGAATGATGTCGATACCGAGCAGCCCCACCATGCCGCCCACGAACGGGGTGGCGTCGGCAGGGATGCCGAGCAGGCGTACCCCGGTGGCGGCGGCCAGGGCAATCAGGCCACAAAGCAGGGTTTCGATCAGGCGGCGCTGCCCACTGCCGCCGTTGTAGGTGATGCGCAAAAACGCGATGGCCAGCGCCAGCAGTGCCCCATAGACGGCAGGCCAGTTGTCCATCAGCCAGGCCAGCAGCGGGGCCCAGAGGGTGGGGTCTTTGTTCGGCATGGGTTTCATGTCCTGTTCTCGTCGTTACCGGCGCAGGCGCTCGCGCCTGGTTTGGCAGGTGATACACAGGCGCACCCCGGAAACATGACGGCGGCGCCCCTCGGGGATCGGATCATCACACTCCTCGCACTCGGTCAGGCTCTCGCCCTGACGTTGGCTCTTACCCACCTGGTTGGCGAGGGCCACGGTCAGCATGCGCTCGGCGTGGCGGTTGGCGCGGTCGATGTCGTCCATGGCGCCCCCTTAACCCAGCAGGTGGCGGGTGTCGTCCTTGGAGAGGTACGGCACACCATCGATGTGGACAAAATCGGGAGAGGTGACCATGCCTTTCAGCTTGTGGGTGCCCTTCTTGCCACCGGCCGGATCGAGGTCGAGCACGTCGGAGATCACCAACTTGACCCCAAACGCCTCGATCTTTTGCGTTTCAGCGCCGGTGTCGGCGTAGAACAGCACATCGTCAGGCAACAACGAGCGCCAGCTGCCGGCGCGGCGGGCCGCTTCCCCCAGCTGCTTGAAGTTTCTGGCGTCGAGTTCGAACTCGAGTTCGGCGCTCACCTCGCCATCGACGAAGCCGTCGGGAATGCCGCGGGTCTTGGCCACTTCGGTGTTGTCGGTGATGGTGAGCGTGGCCTTTTCGACGTGGACCATGGCCCCCATCAGACTGGTGTCGAAGTTGATACCGGAAATGCGGCGGGTCATGGGTTAGCCCTCCCCGTTGTTGAGGCTCAAATCGAGCATGATGTTGATGCTGATCCCCTTGGGGCAGTCGACGGTGCGCACGTTCACGTAGATGGCGACCAGGTTCTTCGACTGCCAGGTGATGACGATGTCGCCGTCCTGGGACGGCAGGATGTCCCCGGGGAAGGGCTGACCCGCAATGGTGGTGGCGCGGGCCATCTCGCGCAGGTCCTTGCCGAAATAGGTGATGGCGGCGGCGGTGCTGCCCGGGGTGGAGTTGAAGGCGCGATCGCCGAGGCGGGCGATGGCGCGAACTCGCATCCGGCGCGCCACCTTGTAGGCCACCCGCAGGTTCTCGATCACCTGGTAGTCGCCGCCCTCGACGTCCAGGGTGCGGCCGTCGGCCCAGTAATAGCCGTCATAGTCGGGGTACCACATGGGCACCGAGAGGCGGTTCTGCTCCAGGGTTTGCAGAGTAGCCAGTGGCAGCGGTGTGTCGTCCTTGTCGGTAGGCCTGCTGCCCAGGCCCACCAGGGCGCCGGTTTTGACCCGGGCCGGGGTGTCGGCAATGCTCACGGCGCGGTTACACAGGCGCCCGGCATAGATGCCGGCCAGGGTGGGCCAGAGCTGGGGGACCAGGGAGACCGACTCGGCGGCGATGCCATCTTGCAGGGCCACCACGGCGGCCTCATAGGCAGGCCAGTCTTGATCCCCTGCAATCCCCGGCAGTGCCAGCAGCAGGAATTGCCAGCGCCCCCACTTGGCGATCAGCTCCTGGTTGAGGGCGTGGGCGGCGGCGATGGCGTCTTTGTCCCATGCGTGGCCCAGCACCACGATCCCCTCAAAGGATTGGGTGAGCTGGGCAGCCCGGGCTGCGTCCAACCAGTTGCCATCGCTCGGCAGCACATAGGCGGCGGCGCTCCAGTTCTGGCCAGCGTTGTCGCGGGCGGCCGCCAGATTGCGCTTGAGTTCGCTGTCCTCGCTGCCCAGCAGGGCATCGAGATCGCTCTGGGTGTTGAGGGAGAGCAGCTTGCCGGTGTTACTCGGCGCGCTACCGATAAACAGCAGGTGGCGTTCGACCTCGGTCACCGGTCCTTGCCGCTGGTTTAGGTTGTTGATCTGTACATGGGGCCACATGGCGTCAGGTCCTCATCTGGTCTTTCATTACGTCCCAGCCGTAGTTGATCCCCTGCAGGGCACGGGCGAAGGCCTGCTGGCGCTGCTGGGCATTGGCGCCGAGGAAGGGGCGAGCCGGAAGGGTGATTTCCCAGTCGCTCTTGGTGGGTTCATCCTTGAGTTTCTTGATCAGCAGGCCGGCCTGGGCGTAGTTGAGATGGGCGGTCATCCAGCCCAGCGACGCGGCGCGATAGCGCCCCTTGCGCGCGCTCGGGCGCTTAAAGCCGAGCTCGCGCAGCTTACGGGCCTGGGCGCGGGTGGCGGCCTTTTCCTTGCCGGCGCCGGCCGGCATCACCCGGGCGCGTTGGGCGGCGGTCACCTTGTAGGTGTGCCCCTGCTGATGGGCGGCGGCGACCACGCCCGGGTGCATGCCGTAGCGGCCGCCGCGAAAGCGGAGTTCGGCCACATCCTGGCGCTTGTCGCTGATGACAATCAGGCGGCGCAGTCCCTGCAGCATCTTGCGTTTGCCCCGCTTGCGCGGTGCCCAGGGCGTGCCGTTCCAGTCCTGTTGCCCACGGATGTTGCGGCTGGCCACCTTCTTGAGCTCGTTGGCGGCGCGCCACACCAGGCGCTTGCGCTGTTTGGCGGGCAGGGCCAGCAGCTTGAGCTGGTCCTGGCTGCGGCGGGTGTCGAGGGTGATGGTGATCATGCCTCTCCCCCCACGGTATGGGCCGGCGTGGCCCCCACCTGCAGCAGGGCCCGATCGGCCACCCAGATCTCATAGGGCGTCACCGCCCAGCGCTGGCCGTTCCAGAGCACCGGCCCCTGTGGGTCCGGCGAGAGGCGAAGCGGCTCGACAAACTCCACCTGCACCTCGAGATCGGCGCTGTGTTCGTCGTTCTCGGTGATGGCGAACTCGGGATCGGGCAGCTCGAAGGCCGCGCGCTGGTCGTCGTGGTCTTGCAGCCAGGCGCAGACGGTGGCCAGTAGCACCGCCGGATCGCACTCCCGAAACGGCAGCCCTTCCAGGGTGTAGACGGCGCGATAGGTGAGCAGCGCCACATTGACCCCGGTGGGCCCCATGTTCTTGGGCTCAAGGCGCAGCTGGCCCTGCTCCATCCAGCTGTCGAGCAGGCGCTGGCACTTGGGGGGCAGCACGGCGATCAGCGCCTGGTGCAGTGCCTGCAGGTAGTAGCCCTGGCTGCTCATAACAGGGCCACTCCGGCGCGGCGCTTGCCTTTGATAAGGCGCACCAGCTGCTGGCTGATGGCGAGCAGGCTCTCGCGGGTGACCGGCTCGCGCTCGGCGGTGAGGTTGGCCACCTGGCGTTCGGTCACGCTGGCCGCCGCCGGCAGCAGCTCGGCGCGAGCCCGGGCGAACACGGCGCCCAGGTAATGCTCGGTCAGGGCGTTGTTGCCGCCCTCGATGGCCGGGCCCGGCACGTCAGCGGCGCAGGCAAACCCGAGCGCCTGCTGGCCGTCCTGGTAGGCATCGAGCTGCAGGTTGATCTGGCCGATGGCCGAGAGCAGGGCCGAGGCGATTGTTTGACGGTCCAGATCGGCCGGCTGGGCGCTGCGCCGCTCAAACTCGGCGACCGCCACGTCGGGCCAAAAGCCGTTGTTGCTGATCTGCTGGTCGCTGTAGTCGAGCGGTTTACCGGTAAACATGCCTCGTCCTCATGATGAATTGGGGCCCCCCTGTGGCCACGGTTCGCAGGAGTCGGCATGCCATCTGGCAGCCTATCCTCCCCGCCGGGGGCGGCGGCACGGAGAGTCGGTTACTCCGAGAGCGCCCGCAGGCGCATGGCAATCTTGTGGCGCACGGTGCCCACGCCGATCTTGGCGTGGAGCTTTTCGGCCTCGGCCAGCCAGTGGTCGGCCTGCTCCAGCACGTTGCCGTCATTGACGGCGCTTGGCAGTGGCTTGCCCTCGCTATCGCGCAGCAGGTGCAGGCCGGCGGCCCGGAACCACTTGGCGGTGATGCGCTCATTGAGGCGCCACTGGTTGCGTACCAGGTCGAACACCCTGGCGAACCAGGGCGCGACGCTGTGGCCGTTGGTGCTCTGGGTCTCGGCCCACTCGAGCACGGTGTCGGCCACGAAGGTGGCCCAGTTGCGCTTGATGTTGGGCGGGGTCGGCTGGTGCTGCTCGATGGCGATCAGCGCCCAGGCGATCCCGGTATCGAAGTCGCCCACGTCGAAGGCCCAGATGATGAGCTGGGCAAACAGCTCATTGCGGTGCGCGATGCCGGCGGCCAGGTAGCGCTCCACGTAGGGGCGATACTTGGGCAACAGCTCGCGGCGCTTCATCTCGATCCGATCGGCGATGCGCTCACATCGGCGCAGGCGGGCGATGTCCTGCTCGAGCGCCAGCAGTTGCAGGTGCAGGCTGTCCCCCACGGCGCCGGTCGCCTGGCCGGTGATGGCCGTTTGCGCGATAGCGGCGGTCGCTTCATGGCGTAGCTTGTGGCGCAGCGCGGGGGAGAGCATGGCTTAGCCTCCGGTGCTTGCGGTCACGGGGGCGTCCGGGTCGGCGCCGAGCTCGATGTCAGCCTCTTCAAAGCCGCCATAGGCCTTGTATTCGCCGATGGCGTAGCCTTCCATGCGCCAGTACTGGTTCTCGAAGGCCTTGGCGTCCTGGTTATCGTCGGCCTTGCGCTTGCGGGTGCCGCGCTGGGTGTAGATGTGCAGGTTGTCCAGGGTGGTGACCACCATGCGCCGGCCCGGGAAGAAGGGCGGGATGTAGGCTTTGCGCCCGGCGATGGACTTGGCCAGCATCTGGGCGGCGATCTGCTCGCTCGGCTTGGTGGCCTCGCTGTAGAGCTTGGCCTGGGCGGCGGCGACCAGGTCGGTGCCGACCAGTACCACCAGGCGCGGGTCCTGTTGGAACAGGGGATCGATGGTGGTGTTGATGAGATCCGACGCCATCTCGTCCAAGGTTCGGTAATGACCGCGGCCATCCGGGTCGAAGTGGATCTTCTTGCCGACTTCGGCCTTCACGATCTGGCTGCCGTCGTTCCAGGCACGGGCGAGCTGGTGCCAGCCCGTGTTCACGTCCTGGCCGAGGGGGTGTTTCTCGGCGTCGGTCGTCGGCTCGGCCGAAACCCCGTTCCAACCGACCCGCAGCATGTCGAGGGCAAAGGCCTTGTTGGTGAACTCATTGACCAGGCGCATGAACTCGCCATCGCCGCCGGCGTTGGCCCAGGTGCACAGGGTGGACCAGGGCAGCTGCGCGCAGGAGTCGGTTTCGGTCAGCTCGTAGGTGTTGCCACCCACACCGATGGCGCGTTTGAAGCGCCCGCCCGCCTTGCGGCCGGTGTAGAGGGCTCCGACGCCCACTTGCACCACCTGGCCCTTGATCTGGTCCACGTCCAGCACGGTGATGAGTTTCAGGAACTCGAGGGAATCGAGCAGGGCCTGGCGCAGGTTGCTCTCGACCGGGCCGGTGACCGAGAACTGTTTCGACAGCGCGGCCTCGGGGATGTTGTAGGCCTGGGCCAGCTGGCTGCAGTAGGTTTGCAGCGCGGCCATGGCGTGGGTGGTCAGGGTTTGGCTCACGGTGGGGGCTCCTTACACCAGAGTGATGTTGTCGTTGCCGCCCAGGGGGCTCGGGCGCTGACCCGGCTTTTCGGCGGAGAACTGCTCGATGGTCTGGGTGATGCCGTCGAGCTTGCTGGCCATGCCGGTCATGGCCTCGGTCAGTTGGCTGAACTGCTCGGCGGTCACCGCCTCAGTGGCGGCCGGCTTGGGCGCCGGTTTCTCTTGCTCGTCGGTGCCCTGGTTGCCGGCGGTGAACGTGGCGACGCTCTCGGCCAGGCTCTCGAATTTGCTGCCCAGGCCGTTAAGGGCCTCGGTCAGCTGGGTGAACTGTTCGGGTTTCATTGCCTCGTCCTCATCGTCGTGGCTGTGCGGGGGGGTCAAGGGGGCGAGCTCCTCGCCATGGTTGGCCAGCAGGCTGAACAGCTTCTTGAGAAAGCCGCCCGGCTCCTTGGGCAGCGAGAAGCCGGACAAGTCCAGCGGCTCGCTGGTGCCGATGGCGTGGCCCTGATGCTTGGTGCTGAACTTGAGCTGGGTGGTGCCGGTGCTGGCCGGCTGGTCGGTGACGCCGAGGCCGAGCAGGTAGGTGCGACCGGTGTCGGCGAAGTTCTCGAAAGGCTCGATGGAGCAGAACTGATACTGGCCCACCTGGTTGTAATAGATGAGATCCCGGGTTGGGCTCAGGATGGCAAACAGCTTGAGCTGGCCGGCGACCTCTTCGGTCTTGAGTGCCTGCACCGTGCCAAAGGCGGACCAGCGATCGTGATCGGGCCACAGCAGGGCGGTGTAAAAGCTCGGGTCGTAGGTCTCGGCCATATCGACCAGCCACTGGCGGGTGATATCGCGGCCATCGACGGCCTTGCCTTCGGTGGCGATGCACACCCAGCCGGTGCGCAATTGAGAGTCGTTGGGGGTGCTCATGGGGTGCTCGCCGCGCCTCATCGTTGTGAATGCGGGCTCAGGCTATCGGGGCGGGAGGGGCGTTTCATCCGGTTGCGTTCCGGGCAATTCGGATATCAGGGGTTATCCGAAGTCATCCGAACGAAAGCAGCCAAAGGGAGAGGGAGGGGCTCGTTAAGATGGCGCCGAGACGATAACCCGAGGACGCCATGGCTTACCCCGACGAGATCCGCACCGCCGCGCGCGGCCTTTACCTTAAGCGCTGGACCCCCAGGAGATCAAGGAGGAGCTCGGGCTTAACAGCTGCCGCATCGTCTATTACTGGGCCGAGAAGTTCGGCTGGCGCGATCTGCTCACCGAGGAATCGGTGGAAGAGGCGATCAACCGGCGCCTGCAGGTGTTGATGCACCGGGAGAAGAAGACCCAAGGGGAGCAGGAGGAGCTCGATCGGCTCATCGAGCACCACGTCAAACTCAAAGAGAAGGCGCTGCGCTGGGCCGAGCGCCAGGCGGCATTAAGTGGCCGAGACGAGGGCGGCGAGCATACCCCACGGCGCGAGACGAGCGAGCGGGGGGAAGGCAAGAAGAAACCCCGCAAGGGGGGCAAGAACGACGTCAGCCAGCTCACGGCGGCCGATTTCCAGCCCTGGGTAGACACCCTGTTTGGTTATCAGCAGCATGTGCGCCAGGCCAAAGACGATCCGGCACTGCCGCGCACCCGCAACATCCTCAAGAGCCGGCAGATCGGGATGACCTATTACTTCTCGGGCGAGGCGCTCGAGGATGCGGTACTCACCGGCAACAACCAGATCTTCCTCTCGGCCACCAAGGTGCAGGCCGAGGTGTTCCGCTCTTATATCCGCAAGATTGCCGCCACCTTCCTCGGCGTCGCCCTCTCCAATGGCAACCCCATCACCCTGTCGAACGGGGCCGAGCTTCACTTTTGCTCCACCAACTCCGACAGTGCCCAGTCGCGCTCGGGCAACGTCTATATCGACGAGTATTTCTGGATTGGCGGCTTTGAAAAGCTGGCCGACGTGGCCTCGGCCATGGCGACCCAGAGCCACTTTCGCAAGACCTTCTTCTCGACCCCCTCGAGCAAGGCACACCCGGCCTATCGCTTCTGGAGCGGGGAGCGCTGGAAGGGGGACCGTCCGGCCCGCCAGGCGATCGACTTTCCGGGTGAAGAGGCGCTGCGCGACGGGGGGCGCGTCTGTCCGGACAAGCAGTGGCGCTACATCATCACGGTGGAAGACGCGGTACGCATGGGGTGCGACCGGATCAACATCGAGGAGCTGCGCGACGAGTACCCGGACGAGGTGTTTGATCGCCTCTTCATGTGCCGCTTCATCGATGATGCCCTGTCGGTGTTCAAGTTCCAGCACATGGAGCGCGCCGGGGTCGACCCGAGTCGCTGGGGTGACTACAAGGGCGGCACCTCCCGCCCGTTTGGCCTGCGCGAAGTGTGGCTCGGCTATGACCCGAGCCGCACCCGGGACAACGCCACCCTGGTGGTGGTTGCCCCGCCCCTGGTTGAGGGCGAGCGCTTTCGCGTGCTCGAGCGCCACTACTGGCGTGGGCTTAATTTCCAGTACCAGGCGCAGGAGATCGAGCGCATCGCCGGCCGCTTCAATGTGACTTACCTCGGGGTGGACGTGTCGGGGATCGGGATGGGGGTCTATGACCTGCTCTCGGCCTCGCCCCTGTTCAAGGGCAAGCTGCGCCCCATTCACTACAGCGTCGAGACCAAGGGCGCCATGGTTCTCAAGCTCATTGACGTGGTCGAGGCCAACCGCATCGAGTGGGATGGCAGCGACCGGGATATCCCGGCGGCCTTTCTCGCCATCAAGCGCGGCACCACCGGCGGCGGCCAGATGACCTTCAAGGCCGGGCGCGACAACCTCACCGGCCACGCCGACGTGTTTTGGGCCGTAGCCCACGCCGTGGCGAACGAGCCACTCAACACATCCCGTAAACGCAAATCAACCTGGGCGGTGAGCCCAGCAAAGAGGGCTGCATGACCCGCAAGCATACCCCGGCGGCACCTGCCGCCATGACCCACAAACCGGCCGTGATGTTCTCGATGCCCGAGCCGGTCGACTCGACCGCCTGGATGACTGATTACACGGACGTGTTTTTGAACCCCTGGGGGGATTACTACCAGCCGCCCATCGACCGCAAGGGGCTGGCCAAGCTGACCCGTGCCAATGCCCACCATGGCGCCATCTTGATGGCCAGGCGTAACATGGTGTCGGGGCGCTTTGAAAGCGGCGGGGTGCCGCGTGCCACCATCGCAGCGTTCGTGCATAACTACCTGCAAAGCGGGGATGCGGCATTGCTAAAACTGCGCAACCACTGGGGCCAGGTGGTGGGGCTCTATCCGCTCTCGAGCATCTACTTGCGCCGCCGGCCCCAGGGGGGCTTTGTGCTGCTGCAGCGCAATGGCCAACACCTGGACTATGCCGAAGAGGATGTGATCTGGCTGGCCCAGTACGACCCCGAGCAGCAGGTGTATGGACTGCCCGACTACCTGGGGGGCCTGCAGTCGGCCCTGCTCAACCGGGATGCGACCCTGTTTCGGCGCCGCTACTTTCTCAACGGTGCCCACATGGGATTCATATTCTACACCTCGGATCCGAACATGGACGACGACACCGAGGCCGAGATGAAGGAGATGATCGCCGGCAGCCAGGGGGTGGGGAATTTCCGCTCCATGTTCGTCAACATCCCGGGCGGGGACAAGGACGCCATCAAGCTCATCCCGGTGGGCGACATCGCCACAAAAGACGAGTTTGCCGCCATCAAGGGGATCACCTCCCAGGATGTGCTCACCGCGCACCGCTTCCCGGCGGCGCTGGCCGGCATCATCCCGGCCAACGGCAGCGCCGGTCTGGGGGATCCTGAGAAGTACGATGCCACCTATACCCGCAACGAGGTGCTGCCCTTGTGTGAGCTGGTCACCGAGACCATCAACAGCAGCGGGATCCCGCGAGCGTTATGGGTCAGTTTCAGGCAGGAAATTGGCGTGACTGTATAAATAGACAGTGCTATCGAGGTAGAATGAAATCTATTGATTGAACATTTGATTTATTGGGAGGGGTGATGCGGGTTTATTGCAAAGTATGTGGCCAGCGGGGCCGCATTACCAAGACCAACCGACTGAGCGATGATGTCTCGGATCTCTATTGCCAGTGCACCGATGCCGAGTGTGGCCACAGCTGGGTGGCCACCTTGTCGTTCGCCCACACCCTAAGCCCTTCGGCCAAGACCACCAACCAGCTGGTGCTGAGCTTGATTGGGTCGCTGACGCCAGAGGGGCGGCAGATGGTACTGGAAGGACTGGGGGCGCAATAGCGCCCCTCTTTGTTTCTGCATCCCGTGGTCGCGTTGCCTCACGACTCTGTTTTGTTCATCTCGGTTCCCTGGAGCATTTCGCCCAGTTCGCACAAGGTGATGATTGCCCTGCACAGGTCCTCTCTTTCCTCCAGATTCAGGTCTGGGGTGATTCTTGCTATGTACCGGATTGAACTGTAGATGTCCGTTTGAACGCCACGCGACATACTGCCTCCTATCGTTGATGTAATTGTTGCTCCCGGTTGACTGCTTTACTTATCACAAGCCACCGGCTCAGACCGACCTATAGGGAATAAAACTGACATCCAAGTGGCAAATTAATTCCCTCCGGCATGGCTGGATCCTTTATTGGTTTCACTTCTTGGCGCAATCATAAGTGGATAAGTTCTATATTTGCAACAGCGTTCATTGTTTTAGTTTTAAATAAATAACTATCGTTTGCCTACACGTTGAAACTACCAGGCAATCAAAGTTACACCGAGACTGAATCTATGCAGGCCAGCAATGGCGGCCCTTCGCGAAGTTGTTAGGATGCACACGGCATCCGATAGCGCCGACTTGTTAGGATGTTCAACACTTGATTTTTGACAATGGTAATCGCCTTGATAAATCAGCGGTTACGGACTTTTAATATTAAGGTGATGTCATTTTAATATTAAGGTGATGTCATTTTAATATTATTTCCCGTGCTTGTAGAAAACCCATGAGATATACACCTTGCGTATGCTTTATATACAGATTGTCAATCCTTGTCGCTGTGTCACAGGCTGAAATCCTATCCTTTCTCTCCCTACTTTCATTTGCCTATAGGAGCCAAATGCCGAACGGTGATCCGGTGTTGGTGTCTTGCTATACTGTTCATTCATACAGTACTTTTGAGATTGCCAGCATGTTTGCTCAACCCACTCCCGATGCACCCTTGTTGGAGCTACCCCTGTTCCTCTCCCCGGTGGCCTGTGGCTTTCCATCGCCGGCGCAGGACTACACCGAGCAGACCATCGACCTTAATCAACTGTGCGTGGCCCACCCAGCGGCCACCTACTTCGTGCGTGCAGCCGGTGACAGCATGGTTGACTACGGGATCCGCGATGGTGACCTGCTTGTCGTCGATCGCAGTCGTAAGGCAGTGCATGGCTGTGTGGTGGTGGCTGCCGTAGATGGCGAGTTCACGGTGAAGCGGCTGCAGCTTGAGCCATCGGTGGCGCTACTGCCTGGCAACTGTGCTTATCGTCCCATCCATTTCAGCGATGGGCAGGAACTGGAAATCTTCGGGGTGGTGTCCTTTGTTGTGCACCAGATGGAAGCATCATGAACAAGCGCTGTGCGATCGCGCTGGTCGATGTGAACAACTTCTACGCCAGTTGCGAGCGGTTGTTTCGGCCCGATTTGAAGGGGCGGCCCATCGTGGTGCTCTCCAACAACGATGGCTGTGTGGTGGCCCGCTCGGCGGAGGCCAAGGCGCTCGGCATCAAGATGGGGGTGCCGTACTTTCAGATCCGCCAGTTCTTCGAGGCCATGGGCGGGGTCTGGTTTTCCAGTAACTACGCCCTCTATGGCGACATGTCGAACCGGGTGATGACCATTCTGGAGGGGATGGCCCCGGCGGTAGAGGTCTACAGCATCGACGAGGCTTTTATTGAGCTGAGTGAGAGCTGGGCCGGCGATCTGGTGGCTTATGGCCGCCACGTCCGCGAGCGGGTACAGCAATGGACCGGGTTGACTGTGGGGGTAGGCATCGGCCCCACCAAGACGTTGGCCAAGCTCGCCAATTATGCTGCCAAGAAGTGGCCGGCTACTGGCGGCGTGGTGGATCTGCGTGATGAAGCCCGCCGTGCCCGGCTGATGGCGATCACCCCGGTGGACGAGATTTGGGGCATTGGTCGCCGGCTCACCGCCAAGCTGGAGGCACAGGGCATCAAGACCGTGGCCGATCTGGTCGCCGCTGACCCCAAGGCGCTGCGGCGCCGTTATGGCGTGGTGGTCGAGCGCACGGTGCAAGAGCTGCGTGGGATCCCCTGCGCCGAGCTGGAACAAGAGGCTCAGGCCAAGCAGCAGATCATCTGCTCACGCTCGTTTGGGGAGCGCATCACCCAGATCGGCCCCATGCACCAGGCACTGGCCGGCTACATGGAGCGGGCCGCCGAGAAACTGAGGGGGGAGAGGATGTGCTGCCGGCACGTGACCCTGTTCATTCGCACCAGCCCGTTCAGCGACAGGGAGCCCTATTACGGCAACCAGGTGAGCACCAAGCTGGCGATGCCCACCCATGACACCCGGGCGCTGCTGGCTCTGATCCCGGAACTGCTCCCGCGCATCTGGCGCGACGAGCAGCGATATCAGAAAGGGGGCGTCATGCTGGCCGATCTTACCCCTGCCAACATGCTACAGGGTGACCTGTTTGCCGCCCAGCAGCCCTCGCGCAGCGAGGCGCTGATGCAGGTCATCGACAAGATCAATCAGGGGCGGTTAGGGAAGGTATATTTCGCGGCCCGCGGCAGTGACACCCGGGAGTGGATGATGAAGCGGGAGCAGTTAAGCCCCCGCTATACCACTGCGCTTGGCGAGCTGCCGGTGGTGAAGTGAGTTTATTCGATACCGATCTTTGCCAGTACACGGATGCCGAGTGTGACCATATTTAGGTGGTGAACTATTCAGCTTGGCTGACTTGGTCTCCATTGTTATGATTGTCGATTTCATCTGAACCTAAAACTTCTTTATTATTTGCATTGGCAATGTCGGCGATGAGGCTTCGCAATTTAAAAATAGTTAATGGCTCTCTTAAAATATCGTTTAACACACGTTCAAACTCATCTTTTGATGTTATTCTTATAGTGTTTGTGTTATGTCTTATATAAATTGGCCATCCGTCAAGAGTCTTTTTGTACAAAAACAAGGGTGCACTTTTACACTGAGTTGATGGCTCTATTGCTATCACTTCATCGAAAGTGTCATTGATATCTAGTTTGTTTTCATTAGATGCGGCGAAGGCATTAAGGATATGCTTAAGGTTAGTGCTTTTCGGGGTGCGGAAATTTAATACTATAGAGGATCTAAAATAAGCGGATAGTGCATTTTCCAACTTAGAGAAAATGTTGTTTATTTCAACCTTGGCTTGTATAACCCGGTTTGCTGCGGTATCTCCAGCATATAATGAATCCATAAAATCATCAGGCATAAATAATCCTTATGGTCTTGTTATTTCACATGCTATTGGCAAGTGGTCAATGAAGTTATTACTGTTGTTGTAATCGTCTAAAATATTCTGGCTTGCAATTACAGTAGTCGCATGCTCATTTAAATACCATTTGCCTGCTCCTATAAAGCTGCCTGAGACACAAATCTGATCATAGGAGTGCCAAAGTGAGCCGCCGAATTGATGGTATTTATGAGTGCCTGACCTGTAAGTGTTATTGCTGTCAGCATAACAAAACTTTGAATCAGAAACGACTGTCCGCCAAAATGGGTTGTAAAACAATTCCGTTGGGTATTTTTTTACGTAGTCGTGGCAACGATTGGCTCGTAAACGGAGACTTAAGCTGTCATCATATGGGTTATCATTGAAATCGCCCATTACGATTATGTCCTTGCCTTGTCTCATTCTTCTCACAGCATCATTATATACGTATTCTGCAGCTAAAGACCTTTTTGCTTCTCCCTCAGGTCGTACTCTACTGGGCCAGTGACAGAGGTATACGTAAATTTCATCATTATCATTATTTACATTTTCATTTTCATTTACATTTATCTTTAGAACTTGGCCTGCTTTGATGTAATTTCCACAGTGAACATCCACAAGGGAGTCAACATGGGATACTGATATTTTCGTATTGTTATACATTACCGCTAGATCAAATCTAGAGCGCCCTATTTGTGATGTCATTCCAAAGGTTGAAATATTCTGATTGCTGAAGAAGCTTTCAAGGTAAAGAATGTCATCTTCTGATACTTCACAAAGACCAAGAAGATCAATTGAATGATCTGAAAATAAATCTGTGATATGAGTGCAAAGTTGGTTATAGGTTTCTGCACATGCCTTGGTCACGGCAGATTTTGCTGTAGGGGACAAGCCAACATTCCACCATCCAAATTTTAGGCTAAAAACACGCATCAGAACTATCCGAGTCTTGGGCCATACACAAGCCGTTATAAATTTTCCGTCCTGAAGTATGTTACATCTTGCTTCTGGAATGAAAAACCCCCTCTATCAGTTAAAGAGCTGTCATTAGTGACAAGCCACCCTGGCGCTGAGATGACTACCCTCGTCTTGTAACTGCAGAAGCTAGGGAGTCCAGATGGACGATTACTTTGTCGCGATGAGTGTAAACCCCACCCGCTATGTGGCCCATTGCTGGGGCTGCAGTCGTCTCGAGCGGGTACACTGCCGCTACTACCTGGGGGAGTTCGCCTCTGAGAGGCGAGCGATAATGAAGACGTTCGAGCACTTCCCTGAGGCAAAGATCTGCCCCATCTGCATGCACAAACCGGCAGAGCCCCTCATCGTCATTGAGTGACCGCTTGTAACCACTGAGTGTCAGTAGATGCGCTCGATTTGCTTACCAAAGCTCGCCATCATCCATCCACTGACAAGTAGAAGTAGCCAACCGATGAGCCCTACAAGGGTTTCGGGGATCATGGCCTGGATGACGGGCCACTGGTCAAATAGGCCGGGGGGAGTGGGCAGTGTTGCTTTGCCATCAGCTATTGTCTGAAATCGGCTAAACGCTCGCTCGATTCGGCCTTCAAACAGGAATGCTCTGGCGCCCAGCATTATCGCTGCTATAGAGAGCGTCATCAGCAGGCCACCAACGAACTTCAGCACACCAGGCTCCATGACAAGCGTGACAAGCAGATCCTTTAAGCGCTCCATATTCAACCATCCAGTAGTGGGCTCTATTTGAGGCACTATAACGCTTTTTCCCGAGTTTGTGGTTTAGAGGCGATGATCCGCGATCACCTGGTGCTGCGTAGGCCGGTAGGAGGCATTGATAATTGCAGCTGTACCCGGGTTGGCGCGATCGGTGGGGCTACCCGGGGCAATCCAGAGGGTGCGGCCCGTGCTGGCGTTACGGATGGTGCCGCTCAGCTCGATCACTACCGGTGTCAGATCTTCCACCCGATGGCGCCGCCCAATGGGGCGGCCGGCGACCGAGAGCACCGGTACTGTGGGGCGCAGCTCTCTGGACTGAAGCGGCTTTGACGCCTCATTGTTGCTGGCCGGCAGAGCCAACAGGGTTGTGCGAGGGTGACGGCGGCGAAGGATGGCGCAGGCCAGCGCCTGCTCTTCCCCCGACAGCAACCCCACCCATTGGCTGATCTCATCGGCCGGCCAATTGCGCTTGAGAATGCTGGTCACCCGGTTATCCAGGCGTCGGTAGTTATCCTGGCTGACGGTTGGGGCCAGGGCTTCATGGGGTTGTCTGCTCATCTGATGCCTCCCACTCTTCCCACTCGCGGTACTCCTCTTGCTCTTGCATCCACGTCGGCGAATCCAGCCCCTCGAGCACCCGCCACATCTCTGACTGGTAAGGCTCGGGCAGCATCTCGATCCAGCGGTGCGCGCCGCTATGGCCCTGTACCTGGTAGAGGCTACCGCAGAGGCTGACCAGCTCTGGCCACTGCGGGTCATTCGGGGCAATGGCGTACTCACCCTCTTGGTCGTGGGATATCGAGGAGGATTCAGACTGCCACGGTGGTTCACCGGCTGGGGCCCGGCTCGACTGCAACTGGCCGTTCTCAAGCCAGAGGGTGTAACCATCAGTGCTGACTTGGGCGCCTTCCCGTAGGCGCTTGATAGAGAAGGGCGATAACCCCCACTGCTCTGCCATTACCTGATCCGCAAACGCCGCAGGATCCGGCTGCGTACAGTTATTGTCAGAGCTCCAAGGCGCCGGGCTGCCGCCCGGCTTAACCCCAACCCCCCCAGCTCCGGCAGCCTTGGTGGCCTCATAGGTGCCGGCGGGAACCACTTCCCACCCCTGCAGGCGGGTTTTGACGCCAAGGCGCGCCGTGTGTAGTCCCATCAGGCGCTGGATGTCTTCACCGTAACGGTTCGCCTGCTCCTCGATGAGGTGGGCCAGCTTGATGGGGTGCTCGGTGCGGGCTGCCAGGGCCCCACCCATGGCGTGCAGGTAACAGCGAAAGATGCCGTTATCGGCGGCGAAGCGAGCGGCCTCAAAGCGCGGATCCATCAGTACCGGCTTGGGGGGGCCAACCAGATCGCCACTTTTCTTGGCGTTGCTGATGCGGCGCAATTCACGCCAGACGCCGACCGGGGCGCCGCCAATCTGCTGGAAGGTGCGAATGCCCCACCAACTGGCCCAGGCAACTGCATGCTGGGCACCGAGATCGGCCGCCGTGCCCGCTTCATCGTCCCCCTCGACGTGTTCGCCGTCGATGTTCTTGGCTATATAGGCGGCGATGTAGCCGGTGGCGTCGCCCTTGGCCGGATCGATCTCCTTCCAGTCAAAACGCGGGGTGATGTCGGTAAACGGGATCCCCTGGTTAAGGCGCTCCAGCTCATCGCGGTCATCGCTCAGGGCGTAGTGCTGCAGTGTGCTGATCACTCGCCACTTGTCAGTCGGGCGCATAAACAGCAGCAGGTGCCAGTGTGGGGTGCCATCGTGGTGGGGCTCACAGACCCGAAAGCCGTAAACGGGGGTATTGGCGCGCGAGAGGCTGGCTCGGGTCAGGCTCCACAGTTTGGCCAGATAGGCGCACGTATCGCGGGGCGTAGCACCTTGGTACTTGTCGTTCTCGACCGTCTTGCCGTTGCGGCCGGTCTTCCAGGCGTGATAGCTGCTCGGGGCCGTCCAGGTGAAGAACACCCCCACATGCCCCATCTCTTCGGCGTAATCCTCAAAGCCGCGCATGCGGGTCATCATCTCGTTGCGGCGGTTGACCGGGTTAGAGGGGCTTGCCTCCCAGCACTCCTTCATCGAGACCACCAGATCATGCCGGGCGTTCATCACCTCCGACTCGGCCAGCCAGCGCATCATGGCTCGTTTGCGCTCGCGCACCACCTTCATGGTGGCGTTCGACACATAGGCCGACACGCCCTTGCGGACCTTGCCGAGCAAAATATTGATGTGCTCTTGCAGCCGGTCCCAGCAGCGGTTGATGCGCTTCTCCCACCACTTGGCCGAGAGCAGGCGCACCATCACGCTCAAGGCCCAGTTATCCCGAGTCTCGTCTGATTTGAACGTGGGCATGTCACCGATAAAGCCCCACTGGTCGGCCGGTTGGCGCACTGCCTCAAAGGCCAGTGGCAGGTCGGGGTGTTCGCCGCCTTTGATGCTCTGCTCGATGTGGTGCCAGATGGCGGCCGTTTGGTTGGCGAACTGGTGGGCCACCCGCTCGCGGCTCTCTTTGTCACGCAACTGCTGCGGGTCGACCGGGATCGCCTGAATGAGGCCGCGCACCCATTGGGTGCGCTCGCGCAGCCAGATGTTGGCGCTGCGGCAGGGGTGGGTGCTGCCATCTTTGCGCCGGCGCACATACTGTTTAAACAGGGTCTGGGTCAGTTGGGGGGAGAGGCCATCGAGCAACTGGATGGCCCACAGCAGGTCGTATTGACCGCGGGGACCACCGAAAACGGCGTCAACGTTGACGCCGGGCAGAGAGTTGGAAAGGGTGTCAATGCGCTGCCGCAGGGTCTTCTTGGAGAGCGGCAGCCGGGAGCTGCGGCGGATCATGGGAGGGCGGCACCTGCCATTTCGCGAAGGTGACGGCGGCAGACGGCCAGGGTATGGGTGGCGTTTTGCAGGGTCTTGCGCACGGCCTTGCACTGGCGCAAGGCCAGGTCAATCGAGCCATGTGGGCGCGGTGACAGTTGGCGCAGCGCCAGCAGGCGGTGCTGGTAGTCACGCAGTCTCTCTTTATCCTCCGCCTCTGCGGTGCGCCAGTGGCTGACCCTGGCGGTCAGTCGGTCGATAAGGTGATGGCTCATCGAATGGTCTCCCCCAGCCCGTGCAGTGGTTGGCAATGGGCCCACCACTGGCCGATCTCTTTGGCCAGCGACACCTCGCCATTGCCCAGGGCCAACCAGTAGAGGGCGCGAATAGCGCCAAGAGACAGCAGCTCTTTGGTGATGTCCCTCAGTGGGCCTTGCCCTGAATGGTCGAATTCGTTTCTGGCCACGGCCCAGTGTGTGGCCAGTTGGCTGATGGCTGCGGGGGGCTGTAGGTGGGCCGGGCCCGATTCACTGCCATCTTGCTCAGCGAGGGGGGCTTGCAGTGCAAACAGATCGCTCATTGCTCATCCCCCATGACCGAGTCGTCATCCATCAGGTCGGCCGGCGTGCTGGTCACCACCAGTTGCACTTGGATGTACTCGTCCCCGGAGTAGAGTTCACCCAGGGCGATCCGGTTTTCCTGCTCGCCACTGGCCAGCAACTCGGTAAGCAGCGGCAGCACGGCGTGTTCGGCACGCTTGGCGATATGGATGGCATCGATGCTCATGGTTGGGTCCTCCTGCTCAGGGTGCGAAAGAGCTGGTGCCAGCGCAGTTGCTGGCGTGCCTGCTCGCGTAAATGGCGGCCCTCGGGGCCGGGCTTGGTGCTGTAGATCTGGGCCTTGATGCGGTGCGGCAGGTCGGCCAGATTGGCCAGGGCCGTTTGCGTCGCGATGGGGTGAAACAGTGTTTTCATGCCACCCCCTCGATGATGCGTATCGCGCCAGAGGTCAGGCGCTCCATACGGGCGTAGCCGCGCTGGCCTTTAAGCCAGGTGGTGCCGCAATTGGTGTAGCCCTGTTGCACCAGGTAGGCGTTTGCGGCCTTGACATTGGGTACTGTGTGGCGGGTGATAACGGCTGCCATGGTCAGATCTCCCCTCGGCAGTTAACGCATGACCAGATCGCGTGCCATGCCATGGCCACCGGGCGCTCGAGGGCGCGGATCAGATCGGGGTCGCAGGGGTGGCGCCGGTTGTAGTGGGTCAGCTTGCGGGTTTGCAGGCGCAGATTGCGCAATTGGTCACGAATAGCTAAAGTTGCCATGTCGACTTCCTGATACGTTGTTGATAAGGGCCCGCTTGGAGTTGCCGCTCCGTAATGCGGGCTTTTTTATTGCCCAATGGCGCGCGGCCCTTGCTGCAGCATGTGGGTGGCCGCCAGCACGGCGCGTTTCATGCGCAGGCGGTTGGCTCTCTCTTTCTTCTCTCGTTCTATCTCTCGTTGGGCCCGGTCGGTGGTGACCGGATGCCACACCTCTGTGGTGCAGCCACAGCGAAAATCCCCCTGGTACTCCAGTGCGATCACCGCCAGGCGAATCGCCTCACGCTGTGCATGGGGCAGCGCCGACAAGGTGGCGCTCATCACTTCATGACGTGGCTGGCGTGCGATGGTGCAGATGGCCGCTCGTTTGGTCTGGCTCATGGCCAGCCAGTCGCTATCCAGGCTGGATCGCGTCTTGCGCAGCAGCTCACGCAGCAGCAGGCAGCCGGCGGTGTTCATGGCCACCTGCTCGTCCGGGGTCAGGCCGGCCAGATTGCGCTGCTCATGGTCAATGGATTGGGTTTGCATGGGTTCCCCCTTACATGGTCATGGTTTGCATCAGGATGTCTGATGCGCAGGCGACAGTCGGCACAGCCTGAAAGCGGGCCTCGACGTCGTGGATAAGCAGTGCCAGCGACCCCATGGCGGCGGTAGCGACACTGACGATGGTGTTGCGTTCGGTGCGCGATACACGTCCCCGCTCGGCCAGCTCCAGTGCCCGCTGGCCAATGCTGGCCACCTTGGCATTGAGGTCGATCGCCTGATGGGGTAGGGATGGCGCACGTTCAGCGTTTGGAATGGCGAGGGCGGTCAGCCCGCATTCCAGCAACATGCCGTCGAACAGGGTTTCGTCCCCTTCGGTGGCTTGGTACAAAGCAATGAGATCAGCCACGGTCAGCTGGTGCGGCTGGTCAGGGTTGAGTTTGTTTCTCAGCACCTGAGCATCAATGCCAGCCGCCGCCGCGACCTTGCTGATCACGTGGCTGGAGGTAAATCTGCTGCATGCAGATTCAAAGTGCGGATGTTTGCAGTCGTCACCGATAAACATGGTTCTCGCTCCAATGAGTGCCATAGTAATCAGGAGGTTGCAGGGAGGTAGGCGGCTGCAGCGGCTTTGTGGTACAGCGCGACCATGTTGATCAGGACGCGGTGCTTGGGGCCTGCCTTGGGCATGATCTGAAGTTCACCGCAGGCGATCATTTTCCTGACTGTGCCAACAGGAATGCCGGTGTCTGCGCTATAGCGCTCGATGGTTTTAACCGGTGTGTCGATCTTGAGTGCAATCTCTGACATGATGGGACCTCTTTCACCTATTGCTATTTGCTATTCTTGGTTGCTCATTGCTTTCTGGCGATTGCATGATTGATCCAAAAAAAGCACTAGTCAAGCGGGTGTGTACATATCTTCACTAAAACTTGATGGTGATGACTAATGAATGGTGCGCGCTTACAAGAGATTGCATTCAACCAAGCGGATTTTGTGAAACGGCTTGAAAGAATCATCGGTAATGAACCATTGCGAGCTTTTGCACGCAGGGCCGATATGACTGATGGCGGGTTAAGACGGTATCTACATGAAGGAACCATCCCACCAGTTGATCGCGCTCTCAATCTGGCGCGTGCAGGAGGCGTGACGTTTGAATGGCTGGTATTTGGCGTTGGCGATGCATCTCAATCAGCCCTTCCCTCTCGGCCTTATGATTCACCGACCGAACCTCGCGTTGTATATCAACCCGACGAATTCACCACGATTCCTGCCTATCAAGTTGAGGCTAGCGCCGGGCATGGTTCACAGATCACGGATGAGCAGCTGGCCGAGCCGATGGCGTTTCGTACCGAATGGCTGCGCCGTGAAGGGTTCGACCCAGTCAAGATGGCAGTCATCCGGGCCAAGGGTGACAGCATGGAACCGACCATCAACGATGGCGATGTGATCCTGATCCGCCTCAAGAACGGGGAAGCTCCTCGCGATGGGCTCTATGTGCTGCGCCTCGATGGCGGCTTGTTCGTCAAGCGCCTGCAGTTCGACCTGGGCGGAGTGCGCATCATCTCTGATAACCCCCTCTATAAGTCGCGTGACCTGAGTCGGTCGGAGTTGGCCGAGTTGGATCTGGTTGGTCGTGTTGTCTGGGCGGGCAAAAAGTTTTAAGGAGTTCTCATGCTTTCTGTGTTGGCTATCTGGACAGCCCTTTTATGCTTGCTGCTGACGGTGATCAGTTTGTTCAAACCGGCTTTGTTTGGACAGAAGCGCCGGCTTAATGCGTTCTTTATCGGGCTCTACGCATTCCTCGGTTTTGCCCTGCTCAGCATGGTGCCGAATGGCAAGATCGAACTGTCTGGCGGATTGGTGCTGCTGGCCGTGTTGGCTGTCGTACATGGGATCCTGCTGTTCTTCAGTCATGTCCTGTCTGTTCTCAAGATGAGCAAAGAGGAACGGGCGCAGAGAGCGGCATCAGTTCGCCCAAGTACAGCAGGGGCCGGCGTATTGGTGCTGTTCGTTGCGGCGCTCGCTGGCGCCTGGCTGTTCCGCCCTGCTCGGTTTGAAACCCCTATGCCGCCCGCTGATAGCGAGCTGGTTCATGGCGAGCAACAACCAGCCATGGCTCTGCGTCCACTCACCCTCGCTGAACAGTGCCGACTGGAGCAGGAGATCTATCAGCAGGTGAACCAGACCACTGACGGGGTGATGGGGCGCTTTGGTGGTCTACTCAATGGCCAGCAGATCGACCACCACCAGATTGCCGAGTATCGGGTAAGCACCGTCAATCCGATGATATCTGCCGTTCGTGGTTCTATGAACGGCTTGCGTACCAGCCACCTGGATGATGATGTGGTTATCCGACTGGCTGCTGACTTGGTGCAGCGCTCCGATGCGTTTGTTGGCCAGCTTTATACATACGCCAAAAATGGTGATGCCAATGCACTGCAGTCTGCGCGTGATCAACTGGCGCAGGCCATTGCATCCCACAAGCAAGCCCGAGCGGTGTGCGATGACAGTCAAAAAAATTGAGGGGCAAGCCAAGCCGTGGCGGGCAGACGTTCGCCCTGATGGGGTAAACGGTCCCCGCCTGCGCAAGAGCTTTATGACTAAAGGTGAAGCGCTGGCGTGGGAACGGCACCAGCTTCTGAACAAGCCGTGGCTGAAAGAGGAGGCACCCGAGCCAGAGCAGAACTGCCAGCGGCTGCTCGATTTGGTTCACCTCTGGTTTGGCCGCCACGGGCAGACCTTGGCTGATGGTGAACGGCGCCGCGATAAGCTGGTTTGGCTGTGCGAAGCTCTGGATAACCCGCTTGCCAGCGAGTTCACCTCCGAACACTTCTCGGCATACCGCGAACGGCGATTGGCGGGGGAGCTTTATGTTCCTGGGCAGCGCAAGCAGGTCACCCCCACCACCATCAACCGTGAGCAGCTCTATCTGCAAGCGGTGTTCAACGAGCTGGCCCGCCTCGGAGTTTGGCAAGGCGGAAATCCGCTTTCTGACCTGCGCCAGTACAAGGTGCAAGAATCCGAGCTGGCTTATCTTTCCCAGGATGAGATCGAGCAACTGCTTGATGCCTGCAAGGAGCAGCGGGATCTGTGGCTGGTCGTCATGCTCTGCCTTTCGACCGGCGCCCGCTGGTCTGAGATTGAGAAGGTAACCAGATCACAGATTGGCATGGGGCGAATCACCTTCACCAAGACAAAGGGAAAGAGAAACAGGACGGTCCCTGTCGCCCCCTGGTTGCTGGCCATGTTGCCCAAGCGTACAGGCCGCCTGTTCGATGATTGCTATGCCGAGTTCGAGAAGGCCATCAGGCGAGCAGGTATCAAGCTGCCGACAGGGCAGAGCACCCACGTTCTACGCCATACCTTTGCCAGCCACTTCATGATGAACGGTGGCAACGTTCTTGTGCTGCAGCGAATCCTCGGCCACACGGATATCAAGATGACGATGCGTTATGCCCACTTTGCCCCCGATCACTTGGAGGATGCGGTACGGTTAAACCCCATCACCGCACTGAAAAGTGTCCATAAACAGTCCATCGAGCCGCCCCATATTTAGCTACATGTGGTCATATTGAGATTTTCGACCTGTTATAAATCAGTAACTTATTGATTCTGAAGGGACTCCAACGGTTTCAAAATCCGCCGGTGAATAACCGTGTCGGTTCGAGTCCGACCCCGGGCACCATTAGAATTCAATGACTTAAGGCCATCCTAGCGGATGGCCTTTTGTTTTTCTGTGTCATGGTGGCGGCAGGTATTTAGATGATCGGCGTAAACCGATGCTCGATTCTTCTTTCCAGTGACTCAGTTCATCTCAATTCCAAGTGTGTCCTACCCATTTTTTTTTAGCCTTCTGCTAGAATGCTCCCCCGTCTTGAGCATCCAACTGAGATTTTTTCGTGACAGTAAAAGAGTGCCCCGATCAGCCTGATTGGAAAAGCATGGAGTTGGAAGACCTGAAGGGCCTTGGGGTAGAGAAGAGGCTTCCTGCTATTGAGCAAGAGCCGCCGGCTGCTACTCAAGAAGATGCAGTTGCTGTGTTGGTAAGTAAGTTTGGTTTTGTCGGCAACGAAGCATCAGTGATGATGGTTACACCAGTCGGTGATATTCAGGTGTGTCGGGGTTCTTTACCGCACATTGTTGAGAAAAGACCACATGCCAGAGAACGTTACGTCAATCATGCTATCGTAACCCTGCAGAATCCCTTCGAGGTTTGGGAGGTTGCTTATGACGACGGAAGCTATCGGTATGCCTTCATAGGTACCTTTGAAGAGCGAAACATGATGCTGGTTGTTGCCACAATTACACCAGACAAGATCTTGTGGAACTTCATGCAAAGTGAAGCAAAATCGATGAACAAACATAGACATGGAAAGCTAGTCTATGCTCGCCATAAATGAAAAGAGGCAACCTATGGTTGCCTCAATTTTGAATCTTTCATTTTGCTTGTACTTTGTACTCACCCAAGCTGGTGAGGAAAGGTCTCACCCTCACAATGCAGTTGGACATTCTGGGGTTCCTCTATCGGTCATTGCCCCAACTGGCCACCGACTTTGCGCTTTCGACTAGAACACTATAACGAAATGACGATTTCGTCAAGATTTGTAGGCGGTTTCCGCCTAGTTGGATGGGGCGCCTTATCACAATTTGTCTACATTTTCATTTCGGCGATAGATAGAAATGCTTCACTAGCGAAATTCTGGATCCTTGCCAAAACTACCCGCCAAGCCTTGCCACATAAGGCTTTCCAGCTTTTTCCTTATGGTCTAACCAGATCCACCGCGCCGACTCAGATCCTCACGGAAAGTCACCATCATCTGTTTATTCTCAATGGCTTACGATTTTCGCTCCGTCTGATGGGCGTGATCAAACCTCCCCAAAACGATCATCAAATGACGTTTTGTGAAATTCTGAATTCCCCCCAAGAACCCAGCCATGGCGCGGGCTAGACGATGGATTTGCACCATTTTATTTGTGCAAAAAACGCCACATTTTTAGCCCGAAGGTGGGGGGGGAGGAGTGCGGATTCCGTGAGCGGTGCGTTTCCTCCGTCGCCACTGGGCTGCAGGGCAGGGGGCTGGCCACAAAAAAGCGACGCTGGTGCGTCGCTGTCGTGTGCTGGGTGATAGTCGGCAGGTTACTGGCCGGCGCCCCATCCCATCTTCTTGAATGCCTTGGCGGCGATGACCAGCAGTTCGTCGTTGTTGGCCTGGGGGAGCATGGGGCGGGCGGGAGTCTCTACCGTCCAGCGGTGCTTCCTGGTCTCTCCAGTGGTGGTCCTGATCAGGATGGCAGCCCGGGTAACACTGACATGTTCCCGTATCCACTTGAGGGAGGGCTTGCGGTAGCGGCGACGAGCGCCCCGGTCTGACAGCACCTTGTACCCCAGCGCACGCAGGCGCTGCGCCTGGCTACGGGTGCAAGGGCTATCCGTAGGCTTGAACGGTTCCTGCTTCTTGCCCCGCTCTGACTTCCTCGGTTGTGCTGGCTTGGGCGGCGCTGCCGCGAATGGCTGTGACATTCCCTGGTGGTTCTGGTTGGCGATCATCCCTGCAAAGCGGGAGTCAAAGTCGATGATGGCCGCATCCTCGGTACCGCGAGAGCGCAGACGCTTGGAGAGGCCCGTGAGCCGCTTGTGCTTGCGTTTGCTCTTGGTGGGGGCCCACTTTGTCCCATCAGGTGCTTTGCCGGCACGGATGCGCTGGCGGCTCACCTTGGCCACTTCGCGGCCTATCTGCTGGGTGATGCGCCGGCGTTTCGCCGGCGGCAGAGAGGCGGCGTCCAGGCGCTCCAGTAGGCGGTGCATGGTGTTTTGATTAAGAGTCAGCGAGATCATCTGTGCATCCCTATTCGATGATGGGGGAGAGCTGGTCAGCTAGCTGTTTGGCCTGTTGGCCATGTCCGGTCATGGCCCCGCTGTTACCCGGCACCGGGCCGCTGCCGTGGGTGTGGCTGGCCGTGGCAGCGGCCAGCTGCTCCACCACGTTCATCAGCTGCAGCAGCAGCCGGAAGATGTTCACGCCCTCGGTCCCCATCCACGAACGGGGCGCCTCCAGGTGCTGCAGCTCGGCGGCCACACTGCGCCGCAACTGACCCACTACCTCAACCAGGTCGCCCGCCGTGGTCTGGCTTAGGTTACCCAGACAGCCCAGGGTCAGGTCATCGCCGGCCAGCAGCTCGATGGCACCGAGCGCCTCGATGAGCTTGAGCCCGCCCACCTCCTCGATGCTGTGCTGGGCTATCTGCAGCCGGTGCTGGCCATGCTCTCCTAGGTAATCGTCACTCTGGTGGTGCATCTGCAGGGCGCGGTCGTGCAGGCGCCGGTCGGTGTGGCGGGAGAGGTTGCCTACGGTATCGATGCGGCTGGCCACCTCGGCCCGTTGCTGCTGTAGCTGCTCGCCCGGGGCGATGTCAGGCAGTGGCCAGCCACTGCCGAGCACGGTGCGGATAAAGGGCCGGTCGGCCCGCCCGAAGGCGAACCCCAGTTCAACCAGCGTCCCCTCGATGGGGAATTGCATCAGCCCCTGCTCAGGCCCGCCGAACATCACTGGCAGCGGCACCGCCCGATAGAGCGGGGCGGCCTGCTCCGGCTGGCCATCCTCACCCAGCAGCTGCACGTCCACCGCATAGCGGGGGCGGAATGGGTCATTGAGCTGGCCGGCGCTGGCCTGGTCGCTGATGGCCTCGACCCGTCCGAATTTTGGCAGGTGCATGTTGTCGGCCAGCTCTGGGAACTCCCCCTCTATCTTGCGCCGTTCCGGCGTTTTCACCGGTTTGCCAGGCGTTGCCGTGGTCAGGGTCATCTGGTCGCCCTTAAGGCGCACCCGCATCACCCGCTTGCCGTTGACGATAGCGCCTGGGCGCATGGTCGGGATCGGCGCCGTGGTCAGCGTGTTGCCCGCTTGATGGCTCGAAAACGCCGGATCCAGCGCTACCGCACGCTCAGGCCAGCGGCTATGGGCGTGGCTGCCCACGAAGATGGTGCCATCGGGTTGTTGATGCCAAATGAAGTCGGGGACCGCGAAGGCGCGACCGGCATGATCGAGCAGCTGATAGCCGGTACCGGCACTGGTGAAGTTGGGGATAGGCCGGTCGGTATAGTCAGCCCCATCAGGTAACAGGAAAGTAAGGCTAGTCTGGTCAGTCAGCCAGGCCAGCAGGCGGCGCAGGGTGGCATGTTGGAGGCTGACTGGAAAGCGGCTGCCCAGTATCCCCGCCAGCTCACGGCAAAGCAGTTTGTTGGTGCCATTGGTGGCGGGCTGCACGTCATACACGTAACCGGTGAACCAGCGGTGCAACTGGTTGTTATAGCCGGTGTCCACGGTCAGGGTTTGCCCCTTCTCGGCCTGGCCTTCGATGGTGAGAGCGGCGCGGCCGCCGGCGTTGAGGTCCAGCACCATATCATGGTCGACCAGGTGGACAGGTTGACCCGCCAGGGTCAGGCGAGTGGACAGTTTCACGCTAAAATATCTCCTACCTTGCCATCAACCCATTTAAGGCCTTGTTCAAAGCGGTTCAGTTTGTCTTGTTCCGGTGCGTCGTTGCCCTTTACTGCGGTGGTGTTACCGGTCCCTTTTCCGACAGAGGCAGTCGTTTTTGGTAGGCGTTGTTCCCGCTTCTCGGGCACCGAGTTGTGTTCGCGCAGGGTGAACTGCACTTGCCATGCCAGCAGCCCTTCCTGTTCGCTGGCCGTGATGCGGCCGGCAAACTTGGCCTGGCGCACCTTCACTGACTTGGCCAACAGCGAACCTACCCGGTAAATATGACGCTGACCGCCATCCCCCTTGGCGCAGGCCAGTTCAAACAGCCGGCTCAGCATCTGCTCATCCTTGAACGGGATCAGGCCGGAGACATCGAGCTCCTTGGCCTTCTCCCCCTGCTCCGAGCTGCTGGTTGCGCTGGTCTGGCCGCTGTTGTCCTTGTCCTGAAACTGCATCGATGCGGAGACCCGCATCGACTTCATCACAACGGGCTCACCGTCCAGGGTAAGCATGGCGGTTCTGCTCATTGGGTTAACTCCTGCCAGAAGGTGAGCGGGGAAGGGGAGAGCAGCAGGGTGCCGACCGTCATGCTCTGACTATGGTCTGGCGGGCTGCTCTGGCCCAGCTGGGCGGCCAGGCTGGCTGCATCCCCCTGGCCCTGCCAGTGCCAGAGGGTACCGGAGAGTGAGCCCAGCCTGGCCAGAGCCTCGGCGAGGGTGGCCAGGCGGTCGGCACGGCGTTTCGCCAGCCCCTGCAGCTTGGTGATCGGGGTCTGGCTGTCCCTGCAAAGGCTCTCCAGTTGGGCCAGCTCTGCCCCCAGCGCCAAGCGGGCCGGGCGCAGCGGATCCCAACTCAGAGGCTCGTCTGCTTTCCAGCGTGGCACCTTGGCGGCGGTGGGCTGGCTCATGGTGTCGTTGTTGGCGGTGAGGCGGCGCAGGGTGGCGCACCACTCCGGCAGCGGCAGTACGGTGCAGAGCGGGGCCAAGGCCATGGCCAGTGCCTCGGCGCTGTTGCCGGTCACCAGCCAGGCGATGGCGTGCAGCTGGCCAGTCGGCAGCAGGGGATCGGCCCCGTCCTGCAGCTTGGCGGCAAGGGTGGCCACCGCGTTGGGGGCGGCGAGGCTGTACTGGTTGCCCTGGTGCTGGCCCACTCCATGCTGATACGGGGTCACGGTCAGGCAGCGACCAGTGACCAGCAGCCTGTCCAGTTCACCCCGTAACCCCGCCAGCGCGGCGGCGGCCTCGCTGAGTGGATGGGGCCGGTACTGAGCCCGCCCCGCCAGCCCTTGCAGGCGGTTTACTGCGGCTGATTGAGCGCCCGGGATCTGGCTTGTCACCCCGTTGGCAGCGCCATGGATGGCGTCAGCCGATGCGGGCCATACCAGATGGCCCTGGTGCCATGTCATTCCTCGGGCTCCTCGGTGGGCTCGGTCGGCAGGATCGGCTCAGGGTTGATCCACTCTTTGCCGTCAAAGGTCGCGCCAGCGATCACCCAGTCAGGGCAGGGCACAAACTTGGCGGCCAGCTCAGCCACATGCACATCAGCCGGGGTGATGTTCAGGCCACCATCGTTCCAGATTTCCGTCACGCGATCTTTAATCAGTCTTGCGTAGTAATTCATCCCAATACCTCCACAATTACTGCTCCAGCCCCACCTGCACCGGCATATATGTTGTACCCACCGCCGCCGCCAGCGCCGATACCTCCGCGCTGTACGACAGTGCTCACTAAACCGCATGAGCCACCACCGATGTTTGGCCTAGTGTCTTGCCGACTTGTTCCCAGTCCGACGCGTGAATATATTGATGTTGATTGTGAAGATTGCGCTCCATTGGCAGTTAAATCTGCATCGATAGGCAAGTCATGTGGGGTTATACCCAGCCCCCACCCATCGTCGTACAGCAACGGTCTAACCCCTCCTATCCATGAGCCCCCAGCTCCCTGCACAGAATTTGGTTCCCCATTGGCGCCATCGCCACCGGCCCCGTATCTATGGCCTGATGCACCTCCCCCGCCGGCTCCCCCTTTGGGGTCTGAGTAACCAGATCCACCTCGCCCACCCGGGTTGTTAACATCGCCACCGATACCTACACCGCCGGCAGAACCGATGCTGTTGGAGGATGATGGTGATGATGCAGTTCTCCCACCAGTTGCAGAGAGCACGGCGGCAAAACTGGATGTGCTTCCATCAACATTGACTTCACCGCCTGCACCGACCGTATATGTGAAGGTTTGCCCTGGCGTCACATCGAACACTTTCTCTGCATACCCCCCACCAGAGCCGCCTCCGCCATATCCATAATTGCCACCAAAAAGCCGGCCGCCGCCGCCACCTCCCACCACGGCGACCCGGATCTTGTTCCACCCTTCTGGAATAGTGAGCTGGCGCGTGCCCGGGATGATGTCCAACACTTCAATGCGGTTTCTAAACCGCCCGAATCCAGTGCTTGCTCCGGCACTGCCTCCCAATGTGATCATGCTGCCCTCCACTGTCCGGCAATCTTCTCGAAAATAAACTCGCGACTGGCTTGGCGCAGTCTGATTTGACGGTCAGCCCCGGCGCTGGTGCTGATCGTCCCGCTGGTTAGCTGCACGATGCAGTCCCCTGCCGCCATATCCACGCTGTGATCGACAATCACGCCGAGGCGGCTACCATCCGCCCATGTTTCATCCAGGGTCACGACGGCAGGTTTCATAAATCTCAGGTGTGACGGGTATTTCCCGTTTGCTGGCAGCGAACTGTCGGCAGTGATCGCCGATGCACTGAACCCGGCGCGCAACCCATCGCTGATCGCGGTGTTGATGTAGTCGGTGAAATCAAACTGCCATGTCTCCGGCGTGATGGTCACATCCAGCGCGGCGCTGGCGCGGGCGAAGGCCAGGATGAAGTTGCGGATCAGGGTATCCCCTGGCTGGTTGGCATCCTTGGCCACCTTGACCGTATCAGGCAGATAGGAGACCGCGACCAGGGTGCCATCGCTGGCTTCCAGCCCCATCCAGTTGAATGTAAACGGCCCCACGGTCGGTTCCAGCAGCAGGGAATAGACCACCTTGTCCGGCGAGATCGCGGCGGCCTTGGTGACCGGTCCCCGATATTTGATTTCCCCCAGTGCGGGATCCGGTTCATCCGGATTCACCGGGTCGGTGTAGTTCAACCCCGGCTTGTAGGCCAGCACCATCTTGTCGATGTGGGTGGCCACGTTTAGGGCGAGATTCTGGGTGATGAGCATCATCCCCCGATTCAGGATTTCGGCCATTTAGCCTCCGTAGTTACATAGCTGGCAGAGATCGGCTGGGCCGCCCTCACGCAATGCCCCCAGACCGAACCGGCCAGTTCGACATCCGTTGATGCGGTGATGGTTTGATAGCTGGCCGAAAACTCGGCGCAGCCCAACTGCTGCTGGTCGGTGAACGCGGTCACGCCCACGTTATAGCGGCGACAGGTGCGGCGGTACTGCTTCACCAGCTCGTGGGCCAGCCGCTCCGTCAGTTGGTCGCTGTGCTCATCGAGCAACAGCAGGATGATGTCCCAATCCATGCCGTCGATGCGCTCCATCTGGGCGCGCAGGGTGATATCGAACCGGCCAAAGATATCGACAAAGCCTGCGGTACCGCCCGCGTCTCTGGCGTTGATGAAGGCGAACTTCACCCGTTTGCGAAACAGGTCGAGCGGTTCGCCCTTGAAGCGTGTGATATCCCGCTCCCAGGCGAGCAGTGCCAGCAGGGACTCGGAGCAGGTCAGCGGGTCTTGTTGCGCCAGCGGCTGTACCAGCCAGCCTCGTAGTCGGCGCCACAGGGCCATGATGCCCCGGGCCAAAAAGGCAGGCTCCTGCACCTCGTCCGCGATGCTCTTGCCATCTTCCCACCACGGGGCGGCGCTTTCCGGCAGCTGGGGCGCGGCGCTCAGATGGTCGATGCCGGTGGTTTTATTCATGGAGCGTCACCTCCAGCCCAGATAGGCGCGGGATGGCGAGCCCCGAGAGGATATCCAGCTCGGTGAAGTGCAGGCTCCTGATCTCGGGGAATGCCTGATGCAGCTCGCGGCCCAGCTGGCTTAAGGAGAAACGGGACTGCGGCCAGGTACGGGTCACGGTCGGATAGTCAGCCGACAGCCGGAACGCCGCATTGACCAGCTGCCTGACCCCCGCGACCAGGGCGGCCCGCTGGGGCTCGCCAAGGTTATCGACGGGCCACAGTTCAAGGTGCAGGGAGTGCTCGGTTTCCGGCATCGCCATCACCTGCAGATCATCACCGTGGCCGTGGTTGCCCTGGTTGGTCACGTAGTCGTTAAGCTTGCTGATGAGGCTGGCCGGTGTGGTCCCCACTTCCAGCAGGATGTAGGCATTGGCGGTACCTGGCCCGCGCGGGGCATCGTGCTCGAAGACGATATGATCGGCACGAATGCCCGCGACGCTGGCCAGCATCGAGCGATAGACGGCGTCGATGTGATAGCGCCCCACTGCAGAGAACTGGTTCTTGATGCGCAGGCCCAGCGCATCGTTGCTTTCCGCATCGGCACCCGGGGTGATGATCCACTCCTTGTCATCGTTGCGAGCCGAGAGGATACCGGTCACCGGTTCACTGAGCAGGTGGTAATAGCCTGGGGCCAGATTCCAGGCCGCGCCCGCGAACTCGGCTTCGCACACCACGCGGGCCACCGCTTCACCGGCTGGGCTCACTACCGCTTGCAGTGGCTTGACCCGGTAGAGGGTGCCGTTGATGCGCTCGGTGCTGATCCAGATATCGGCCGGGATGGTGACTGCTTCGCTTGGGTTCACCTTGACGAAGTTGATTACCCCTCGGGTCTTCTGGTCGCCCTTGCGGGTGAGATCCACATCCCACGCCTTGAGGTCGAGATAGGCATCGGTGGCAGTGGCGGCAAAGGTGTTGGGCAACACATGGCCAGCCAGCAGGGTACGGACAAGCCAAAGCGCCGGGGTGATGACCACGCCGCGCACCAGTCGCCAAAATGGGCTCACATCGCTGTCGTTGGTGATAAGGGAGCCGGCGGCCACCACCTCCTTTTTAAGCTCGGCCTCCATGGCCTGCTCGGTGGTCGGGATGCCGGTCTCGGCCAGCAGGGCCATAAAGTCCACGTTCGGGCGCAGGTTCACAGGGTTACCTCCAGATCGCCAAAGTCATACGTGCGGGCCGTCACCAGAATGCGCTGCGGGTATTCCTCACGAATGAGGATGGTGCCTGGCACCAGTCGCTCGTCGTTCTCGACCAGCAATTCAATCTCGGTCATCACGTCGGCGCGCAGGGTTGGGCTGCGCTCGCCAATCAGCTTGCGGGCCAGCCCCGATTCCATGATGCGGTGCTTGATGTCCTGGCCGATGCTGTGGCGGTCCTGGGTGGTGCGCGGCTGGCCGCCGGCATCGAGCAGCCAGGCGCCGTTCACGACCAGCAGATCGATGTACTTGGGTTCGCTCATTTGGTCGTTATCCACATTTCTTGCTCCATCTCCCCAGGGGTGATCGGGTTGGCAAAGTGGTTGTGCACCTCGCCGATGTGCATGGCCTTTGCCGGCTTCTGGTTGGTGGTGGTCGCCGCCGCGTTGGCCTGGATCAACTGTTGGCCAAGGCCCCCGGATGGCACCTTGCTCTGGTCCTGCTGGCGGTAGCTGGCCAAGGGGCTGTTCACCACGGTGGCGGGCGGGGTGATATCCGTGGGGGAGCCGGCCCATTTGGGCAACACATCCACGTTCAAGGCGCCGGTGTCGAACTGGGTGCCCAGGAACTGATTCGAGGCATCGAGCGCCGTCTTGATGAGCGCGATCAGTGCCCGCCACGGGGTAAGCAGGGTGTCAAAAATTTCACCAAGGATGGTTCCCATCCGGCGGCCGGCGTCGGCCACGTTGTCGATGCCGACGCTGGCCTGGTTGGTTTGTTCAAAGAAGCCGCCAAGCCAGGCGATCCCCTGACCGAGCAGCCCCACGATGAGGGTGAAAAAATCCGCCACGGGGGCCAGTGCTTGCGACGCGAGCGGGCCGAAGGTCTCGGCCAGGCCGCCAAAGAAGGCGCCCAGCAGTTCAAAGTCAGTCAGCACCGCGAAGGTGGCGCGCAGTTCGTCCCAGTAGATGATGGCCAGCGCCACGGCGGCGACCAGTGCCAGGATCGCCCCGATGATGATCACCGCCGGGTTCAGACTCATCGCCAGGTTGACGGCGAAGATAACCGGGCGCAGGGCGGCGAGGGCCTTCTTGAACAGGAGGATGGGGCCACTGAGACCGCCGAAGGTCAGCGCCCAGGCCAGGGTGGCCAGCTTGGCGACGCCGGCCAGCATCAGCCAGGCACCGGTCACGATGCTAAGGCCCGCAATGGCCAAGATGACGGCCCCCACCACCTTGGTGAGGTTGGGAAAGAGCCGGGTCCAGCGCAGTACCAGGTCACCGCCATCGGCAAAGGCACCCACCACCTTGTTGATGGCGGGGAGCAGTGCCCCGAAAGCGGCAGCTCGGATCGCGAACCAGGCCGACTTGACCCGTTGCCACTGGTCCACCATGGCCCCGGCCATCTGCTCGGCCTTGCCCATGCCGTGGGTGTTGGCCAGGGCGTTGATACTGGTGGCCAGGCCCTGGGTGTTGCTCATCAAGAGCTTGATCATCGAGACCGCTTCGTCCGAGCCAAACGCCTTTTTCAGCTCGTCGCTGCCGGCCACGGTGAGGGTGTCACCATAGCGGGCCTTGAGCTTGTCCAGGATATCGAGCACCGGCAGCATGTTGCCCGCCGCGTCGGTGAACTTGAGGCCGAGCGCTTTCTGAGCACTGCCGACCCCGGCCAGGAAGGACTTGAACTTGGTACCGGCCTCGCCGCCGCCCATGGTGGCCTGCAGGTGGCCGAGCACGGCGAACTGCTCATCCATCGAGATCCCGGCGGCGGTGGCGTTGGCGCCAATGCCCTTGAAGGCGTCGGTCATGCCCTGACCGGTGGTTTTAAACATCTGCACCGCTTGCGCGGTCTTGCCGGCGACATCTTCCACCCAGTTGGCCTTGCCCATCTTCTTGGCCTGTTGCTCGAAAATGCCATACATGGTGCCCATGTAGTTGGTGATGGTGGCGGTGTCGGCCTTGGTAGCCTTGGCCAGCACGCCAGAGGCACGGGCAAAGGAGGGCAGTTCGTTGCCCTCCAGCCCCGCGATGGCGGATTGGATATCGTAGGAGGCGCTGACAAACGCGCTGGCCGATTCGCCGTACTTGACGGAGAACATCAAGGCGGTGTCGGAGAGCTGCTTGAGGGTCTTTTCATGGACATCGAGCGAGGCCACTTCGGCCAGGGCCGCGTCCATTTCCAGAGCTGGCCCCAGTGCATTCTGGATCGCCATGGTGCCGGCCAGCATGGCGGCGCCACCGCCGGCAATATTGGCAAAGCCGCTTTGCGCGGTCTCTTTCACCCGGTTCAGCTGGCTGTTGATGCCCTCAAGCGGCCGGGTAACGGCATCTATCAGGGCAATCCTCATGATCAGTTGTTCGGTGACAGAAGCCATGATTTATCCATTGAAGGCGGTGGCAATGCCCTCCGCGACCGCATGGGCGAGGCGTTGGGCGTGGTACTTGTCTAACCAGAGGGCGCGAGCCAGGGTGTCGAGCTCGTCACCTTCATGGGGCAGGTAGTGGCGACGCAGCGCCAATACCTGCTCCAGTTGGTTGTGCTCGATGGCCTCGGCGCGCGCGGTCAGTTTTTTACTTCGATATCCAGGTCGGGGGCGTACTGCTCGTTGACCTTGGCGGCGATCTGCAGGGCCGCGCCCGGGCGGGCCAGCAGGTCATCCAGCGCCTCTTTGCTGTCAGCGTCGACGATGCGCTTGAGGTACTGGTGGGACGGAGCCACTTTGTCGGTCATCGACAGGCCGTTGATGTAGCTGTTGTAGGCCACCATGGTGGGCACAAAGCGGATGTCGGTGCCGGCGATGGTCAGGGTGATAGGTGTGATCTTGCTCATGGGGTGGTTTCCTCTTGTTCAATCCAATGGTTCAGGGTGGTGATCTGGGTTTGGCAGCGGCGCAGCGCCGTCTGCAGAGTGGGGATGAACCGCACGGCCTCGCCGTAGGTGCTCCCCGTAAAGTCAGGTTCCGGGCAGTGGGGCACCAGCCCCGGCGGTGGCAGCCGCTTCACTACCTTGGTTTGCACCACCGTGGTGGGCTGGCTGGAGCAGGCGCAAAGCACCGCTAGGCAGAGGCTCGCGAGCACAGTCCGGACGGCCCGCCGGCGGCGTGGCCAAGGCTTGTTGCAGTTCATCGGCGGTCTTCCTGTTCTGTTTGTCGAGCTCAGTCAGTGCGTCGTTCTGGTTGGCGAGCAGCAGACGCAACCCCTTTGCCTGCATCAGCAGTTCCTGGAAGGCGGTCGCTTGCTGGGTGTTGACGGCCTGCAGGATGTTGATGGTGTCGTTGGCACTGGCCAGTTCCTTGGTGCGCTGCGTGAGCCGTTCGCCTTGGGTAAACAACAGGGTGCCCAGTACCAACCCGATGATGGTCGGCAGGAATCGGATGAGCGTGCTCATGCCAGCACCCCACCGAACTCGGTGAACTTGGCCAGCAGGTCCGCCAGTTTGTGCTCGCGCTGACCGTAGCCGGCCCCGGGCAGGCTGGCCCAGATGTTGGCGCACTTGGCCACCGCCTGGGGGATGCGGCCCTTGAGCACATCGTCCAGCGCCTTGCGCTCGCGGATCAGCTGGATGGCCCAGGTGTCTTGCGACGCGGGACCGAAGTCCGGCAGGCCGAGCTGGTCGCGGTAATGCGGCCAGTGCTTGGACAGGTGCTGATAGCGGCCGGCGGCGGTGCTGCTCAGGGTCTTGTTGACCTGCACCAGCACGTTCGGGTGGGAGCGGTAGTCGGTGAAGAACCCTGCTGGATTGACCAGCTTGTTGTAACCGTCATCCCCCAAGCCCTTGGTGCCTTCGGCATAGGCGAGCAGGTCGAGAAAGGCGGCCACTTGTGGGTGGCAGTTACTGCGCGGCATTGTTGTCTCCCTTCTTGTTGAACACGGTCTTGGCCCGCTCGCGGATGATGTCGATCCCGAGCAGTCCCACCATGCCGCCCAGCAACGGGGTGGCTTCCTGGGGGATCCCGAGCAACTGGGTACCGGTGGCGGCCGCCAGGGTGATGAGGCCGCACAGCAGGGATTCGATCAGCCGGCGGCGACCCCGCCCACCGGCATAGGTGATGCGCAGGAAGGCGATGGCCAGCGCCAGCAGTGCCCCATAGACGGTGGGCCAGTTGTCCATCAACCAGGCCAGCAGGGCAGCACCGATGATGGGGTCTTTGTTTGGCATAGGGTTCATGTCCGTTGCTCTGGTTAGCGACCCAGCCGCTCAAGGCGGGTCTTGCAGGGGACGCACAGGCGCACCCCGGGGATGTGGCGGCGGCGTCCTTCCGGGATGGGGTCGTCGCACTCTTCGCACTGGTGCAGGCTCTCCCCCTGGTAACGCCCCTTGCCCACCTGGTTGGCCAGCTGGGCCGCCAGCATGCGGGCGGTGGTGCGGCTGGCGCGGTCGATATCGTCCAAGGCGCGCCCCTTAATCCATCAGGTGGCGGGTGTCGTCCTTGGAGAGGTACGGCACGCCATCGAGGTGAACAAAGTCGGGGGAGGTGACGAAGCCTTTCACCTTGTGCACGGCCTTACTGCCGCCCTTGGGATCGATGTCGAGCAGGTCGGACGCGTTCAGCTTGACGCCGTAGGCTTCCACCTTGATCTCCTCGCGGCCGGTATTGGCGTAGAACAGCACATCGTCCGGCTCCATCCCGCGCCAGCTGCCGGCCTGTTTGGCGGCGGCGATCAGCAACTTGAAGTTCTTGGTGTCGACCTCGAATTCACACTCGGCGGCGACATCCCCATCCACATAGCCATCGGGAATGCCCCGGGTTTGCGCCACCGCGCTGTTGTCGGTGATGGAGAGGCTGGCCTTTTCGACGTGGACCATGGCCCCCATCAGGGTGGTGTCGAAGTTGATACCGGAAAAGCGTTTGGTCACGGGTTAACCCTCCCCGTTGTTGAGGCTCAGATCGAGCAGGATGTTGACGGTGATCCCCTTGGGGCAGTCCACGGTGCGCACCACCACAAACACCGAGACCAGGTTCTTGGCAGTCCACTGGATACGGATGTCGCCATCCTGGGGGGACGCGATGTCACCGGGGAACAGCTGGCCGTTGATGGTGGTTGCCTTGGCCATGGCGCGCAGGTCTTTGCCAAAGTAGGTGATGGCGGTGGCGGTGCTGCCCGGGGTGGAGTTGAACGAGCGATCCCCGATACGGGCGATGGCGCGCAGGCGCATCCGGCGCGCCACCTTGTAGGCAATGCGCAGGTTTTCGATCACCTGGTAGTCGCCGCCCTCGGCGTCCAGGGTGCGGCCGTCGGCCCAGTAGGTACCGTCGAAATCCGGGTACCACATCGGTACCGAGAACCGGTTTTGCTCCAGGGTCTGCAGGGTGGCCAGCGGCAGCGGGATCCCGTCCTTGTCCACCGGCTTGTTGCCAAGGCCGACCAGGGCGCCGGTCTTCACCCGGCAGGGGCTGTCGGCGATGCTCACCGCCCGGTTGCACAGGCGCCCCGCATAGGCGCCGGCGAGGTTCGGCCAAAGCTGCGGTACCAGAGACACCGAATCGGCTCGGATGCCATCTTGCAGGGCAGCCAGCGCCCCCTCGTACTCGCTCCAGTCTTGACCCCCCTCGGCGGTCGAGACGATGCCTGGCACGGCCAGCAGCATGAACTGCCAGCGCCCCCATTTGGCGATGAGCTCCTGGTTGAGGGCGTGTGCGGCGTTGATTTTCGCCTCGTCCCACGCTTGCCCCAGTACCACGATCCCCTCAAACGACTGGGTTTTCTGGGCATCACGTACCGCGTCTTTCCAGTCCATTTCCGCGGGCAGCACGTAGGCGCCGGCGCTCCAGTTCTGGCCGGCGTTGGCCATGGCGGCCTGCAGGTTGGCTTTCAGCTCGCTGGCGGCATCACCCAGCAGCTTGTCGAAGTCGCTCTGGGTGTTGAGGGAGAGCAGCTTACCGGCGTTGTTGGCGGCGTGGCCGATGAACAGCAGGTGGCGTTCGACCTCGGTCACCGGCCCCTGCATCTGGTTCAAGTTGTTGATCTGTACATAAGGCCACATGGCGCGGGCTCCTTAAGTCTCGGGGTTAGGGGGGTAGACAGGGTGGGCGCTGCCTGCCACCGACAGGGTGATTTCATCGGCCACCCACACTTCAAAGGGGGCCACGGTCCAGGTCTTATCCAGCCAGCGGATTGCACCGTCCGGGTCTTCCACGATGCGCAGGGGCTCGGCGAACTGCACCTCCAGATCCAGGTCGGCGCTGTGCTCGTCATTGGGCACCACGTCATAGGTGGGATCGGGCAAGGCGAAGCGTTCGCGGAAAGGGTCGTTTTCCTGTATCCAGCTGGCGATCACCGCCAGCAGGGTCTCGGTGCGGCATTCCCGAAACGGCAGGCTTTCCAGGGAAAACACGGCGGTGTATTTGAGCCAGGCCAGATCCATCCCAGTGATCCCCATGTCCTTGGGTTCCAGGCTGATGGTGCCGCCCTCCATCCAGCTGTCGAGGGAACGGGCGCAGCGGGCTGGCAGGACTCGCTCAAGCTCGCTGTGCAGGGCTGACAGGAAATACCCCTGGGGATGCAGGGCCTCGTTGGTTTCGCTCATATCATCGAGACCCCGACCCGGTGCTTGTTCTTGATGCTGCGCACCAGCTGCTGGCTTTCGGCCAGCAGCTGCTCACGCAGATCGGGGGCGCGCTCGGCCAGGTCTTTGCGGGCGTCCCGCTCGGTGACGGTGGCGAACTCGGGCAGCAGCATGGCCTTGGCCCGGGCAAAGACGGCGGCCAGGTAGGTCTCGGTCAGCGCGTTGTTGCCGCCGGCGAGCCGGGGGCCGGGCACCTGATCGGCCTCGGAGTAGCCCTGGGCTCGCAAGGTGGCCTGGTGGCGGGTCAGCTGCAGGTTGATTTCGCTGATGGCCGCCAGCAGGGCCGCACTGATGGCGTCGCTGTCCATGTCAGCGGGCAGGGCGCGCCGGCGCTCGAAGTCGCCACACACCACGTCAGGCCAAAAGCCGTCATTGGTGATGGTCTGCTCGCTGTAACGGATGCTTTTGCCTGAAATCATGTGCTGCCCTATCAATTGGGGCGCCCCTGAGGCCACGGGATTGAGCGCGGTGCGAGCGGTCAGCTGCAGGCTCATCCCCGCCGGGGCGCGGTGGCGTGGGAGTCGTTATTCTGGGTTGAGTGCACGCAGGCGCATGGCGATCTTGTGGCGCAAGGTGCCGACCCCGATCTTGCTGTGGGTCTTCTCGGCCAGGGCCAGCCAGTGGTCGGCCTGCTCCAGGGTGGCGTTGTCTGCCAGCGCGCTGGGGCGAGGTACCCCGTCCTTGTCGCGCAGCAGCAGGCAACCGGCCAGCTTGTACCATTTGGCGGTGGCCTGTTCGTTGAGGCGCCAGTCACCCCGCACCTTGTCGAACACCCGGGAGAACCAGGGCTCGACGCCATGGCCCAGCGCCGCTTGCTCCTCGGCCCAGCCCAGCACGGTGTCGGCGGTGAAATGGGCCCAGTCGCGCTTGATGTTGCCCGGGGTGCGCTGGTTCTGCTCGATGGCCAGCAGCGCCCAATTGATGGCGGTTTCCAGATCGCCGATATCAAACGCCCAGACGATCAGGCGTTGAAACAGCGCGTTCTGGTACACGGTGCCGAGCGCCGCCAGTTCCAGGTACTTGTCCACGTAGGGGCGATACTTGGGGAACAACTCATCCCGCTTCATCGCCACCTTGTCGCTCATCCTGGCCAGCGTCTTGAGCCGCGCCATGTCCTGTTCCAGGGCAATCAGCTGCAGGTGCAAGCTGTTGGCCACAAGTCCTGTGGCTTGCCCGGTGGTGGCGGCTTGCGCCGCCCCCAACTGGGCCAGGACCTGCTGCTTGTGACGCATGCCAGGCGAGAGGGCCATGGTTAGGCCTCCGGTTCGCTGTGCGCGTCAGCACCTGCAGGCGGGGCGGCAGGGCGCGCGCCGACCACCACGTCGGCCTCTTCATAGCTGCCAAAGGCTTCATATTCGCCGATGGCATAGCCTTCCTGACGCCAGTACTGGTTCTCAAAGCCCTTGGTGTCGTCGTTGTCGGCGGCCTTGCGCTTGCGGGTGTTGCGCTGGGTGTAGATGTGCAAGTTGGCCAGGGTGGTGACCCACATCCCGTTCGCCGGGAAATAGGGCGGGATGTAGGCCGGGCGGCCGGCAATGGACTTGGCCAGCTGCTGGGCGGCGATCTGCTCGGTGGGCTTGGTGGCCTCGCTGTAGAGCTTGGCCTGGGCCGCGGCCACCAGGTCGGTACCGACCAGCACCACCAGACGGGGATCGGTGCGATAGAGCGGGTTGATGGTGGCATTGATGAGGTCGGAGGCCATTTCATCCAGGGTCTTGAAGTCGCCGTAGCCGTCCGGGTCGAAATAGATCTTGTCGCCGGCGACGGCTTTCACCACCTGGCTGCCTTTGTTCCACTCACGCGCCAGCTGCTGCCAGCCCTTGTTGACGTCTTCACCGAGCGGATACTTTGCCGGATCGGAATCATCGGCGATGTGGGTACCGTTAAAGCCCACCCGCAGCATGTCGAGGCCAAAAGTCTGGTTGGTGAAGTCGGACACCAACTGCACGAACTGGCCCTCATGGCCGGCGTTGGCCCAGGTGCACAGGGTGCTCCAGTCCAGGCGCACGCAGGAATCGGTCTCGGTCAGGCTGTACTTGTTGCCGTCGACCCCAATCTTGCGACGAAAGCTCCCTTCAACCTTGCGGCCGGTGTGCAGGGCACTGGCGCCGACCTGCACCACCTGACCGGTCAGCTGGTCCACGTCCAGGCAGGTAATGAGTTTGAGGAACTCGGTGGATTCAAGGATGGCGCTGCGCAGCACCGTTTCCATGGGGGCGCTGACCGAGAACTGCTTGGCCAGCGCGTTCTCGGGCACGTTGAAGGCTTTGGCCAGCAACGCGTTGTAGTGGTTCAGGCACTTCTCAGCCTGCGGGGTTTTGGTTTGACTCACAGAGGGTTCCTCAGCAAACGGTCGGGTGGGTGTCGCTGCCGCCCAGGGCATCGGGGCGCTGGTCAGGTGCTTCTACCGAGAATTTTTCGATTTTGGCGTTGAGGCCGGTCAGCTGTTCGCCCAAGCCCTTGAGGGTCTGCTCGAAGGCCGAGAACTGCTCACTGGTGACGGCGACCGGGGCGGGGTCGACTACGGTGGCCGGCTCGGTGACAGCCGGTTGCTTGTCTGCCGTCAGCGCGTCGACCTTGGCGCCAAAGGTTTCAATCTGGGTGCCCAGCGCGGTGAACATCCCCGCCAGCTTGTTCATCTGTTCTTCGTTCATGTCGATACTGTCCTCGGGTTGGGGGCGGGTCGGTGACTCAGTGGGGATCGCCGCGGTCGGGGCGCCGTGACCGCCCAGGAAGTTGAACACCTTGTGCAGGAGCGAGACGCGATCAGGGGCACCCTGCTCGTCCTCGGGGAAAGAGAAGCCAGACAAGTCCAGCGGCTGGCTGGTCCCCACGGTCGGCGACGGGTGCTTGGCGGAAAACTTGAGCATGGTGGTGCCGGTGCTGGCGGGGATGTCCGTCACGCCCACCGCAAACAGGTAGGTTTTGCCCTGACCGGTGAAGTTATCCAGCGGTTCGATGGAGCAGAATTTGTATTGGCCGCGCTGGTTCTGATAGATGAGGTCGCGGGTCGGGCAGAGGATGGCGAACAAGGTGTGTTTGCCGTCTACCTTGTCAGCCTTGAGGGCCTGCACGTAGCCCAGGTTCTCGCCCCACTTCTCATGGTCCGGCCACAGCTGCGCACAATAGAAGGTCGGATCGTAGGTGTCGGCCATGTCGGTGATCCACTTGGCCGAAATCTCACGGCCATCCACGGACTGGCCCTCAGTGGCGATCGCCACCCAGCCGGTGCGCAGTGATGAGTCTGTCGGTGTTGGCACGGCGGCCTCCTGGTGTCGAATTGGCGTCAGGTTATCGGGGCCAGCGCAGGGGAGCACTCAGAGGCGTTCGGGCGATTTCGGATAGCGGGGGTTATCCGAATTCATCCGAATGAAGGCGGCGGGATGGGGGGGATCGGCTCAGTATCATGAGCCCCAGCTTTATGACTGGGGAGCCTCATGGCCTATACAGAAGAGGTACGACAAACCGCCAAACGGCTTTATCTGCGCCATTGGAGCGCACGGGAGATCAAGGAGGAACTCGGCCTTGGCAGCGTGCGGGTGGTGTACCTGTGGGCCGAGAAGTATGGCTGGACGGAGCTATTGAGCGACGAGGCGCTGGAAGATGCGATCACCCGTCGTTACCAGGCGCTGGCCGCCAAGCCGAAGAAGAACCACGCCGACCTGGCCGAAATGGACCGGCTTATCAGCCACCACGTCGCCCTCAAGGCGGAGGCCGTCAAGCTGGCCGAGCGCGAGCAGGCCCTCAAGGCTCGTCGGCAGGCCACCCCGTCAGATGAGGCTGGCGAGGGTGACGGACGCCGCCAGCGCGGGGAGAGCAAGCCGAAGAAGGGCGGCAAGAAGACCAAGAACTGGGTTAATGACTTGGGCCCCGAAGACTTCGAGGGGTGGCTGGCTTCCCTGTTCCCGCACCAGTTGTACGTGCGGGAGGTCAAGAACGACCCGGCCATCCCGCGCACCCGCAATATCCTCAAGTCCCGCCAGATCGGCATGACCTACTATTTCGCCGGCGAAGCGCTGGAGGATGCCATCTTGACCGGCGGCAATCAGGTGTTCCTGTCCGCGACCCGGGCCCAGGCCGAAATCTTCCGCTCCTACATCATCAACATTGCGCGCAAGTTCCTGGGGGTAGAGCTCACCGGCAACCCCATTGTGCTCTCCAACGGGGCGCAGCTGGTGTTCTGCTCAACCAGCGCCAACAGTGCCCAGGGCTACACCGGCAACTTTTACGCCGATGAATACTTCTGGATCAAGAACTTCAAGGCGGTCACCGACGTGGCCACCGGCATGGGCTCGCAATCCCACTGGCGCAAGACCTTTTTCTCCACCCCGTCCAGCAAGGCCCACGGCGGTTACAAGCTGTGGACCGGGGATGACTGGAAGGGCAAGGATCCGGCCCGCCAGGCTATCGAATTTCCGACCGAAGCAGAGCTGCGCGACGGTGGCCGGGTCTGCCCGGATCGGGTGTGGCGCTACATCCTCACCCTGGAAGATGCCGTATCCAAGGGTTTCACGCTCATCGACATCGAGGCGCTGCGCGAAGAGACCGCCATCGAGGTATTCGATCACCTCTACATGTGCGCTTTTGTGGACGATGAAGCCTCGGTGTTCAAGTTCCAGCACATGGAGCGGGCCCAGACCAGTATCAGCAACTGGAGCGACTACACCCCGGGGCATCCCGAGCCGTTTGGCAAGCGCGAGGTGTGGCTGGGTTATGACCCGAGCCGGACCCGCGATAACGCCACTCTGGTGGTGGTCGCCCCGCCGCTGTTCCCGGGCGAGAAATTCCGGGTGCTGGAGAAGCACTTCTGGCGCGGGATGAACTTTCGTTACCAGGCGGACGAGATCGAGAAGATCGCCAAGAAGTTCCGAGTCACCTATCTAGGGATCGACGTCTCCGGGGTGGGTAGCGGGGTCTATGACCTGCTGCAGCCCGTGTTCAAGTCAACCATCACCCCGATTAACTACAACGTGGAGAGTAAGGCCAGGCTGGTCCTCAAAATGGTGGATGTGGTCGAGTCAGATCGCATCGAGTGGGATCAGGAAGACATCGAGATCCCGCTGGCCTTCATGAGTATCAAGCGCAGCACCACCGGCGGCGGCCAGCTGACGTTTAGGGCCTCGCGCAGCAGCGAGACCGGACACGCCGACGTGTTCTTTGCCATCGCCCACGCGGTGGACAACGAACCGCTCGACACATCGCGCCGCCGCAAATCCACTTGGGCCATCAGCAAACGAGGAAAACATGAGCCGCAAACAGCGCTTTCATCAGCGGGCCGAGCGGCCCACCCCCAGTACAACCGGCAGCTGGCCCTCGGTCAGCTTTTCCATGGCCGAGCCCATCGACCCCACGGCCTGGATGACCGACTACACGGACGTGTTCTACAGCCCCTGGGGCGAGTATTACCTGCCGCCTATCGACCGGCAGGGACTGGCCAAAGTCGCCCGCGCCAATGCGCACCATGGCGCCATCCTGATGGCGCGGCGCAATATGGTATCGGGCCGCTTTATCAGCAGCGAAGGGGTGCCCCGGGAGGTGATCACCGCCTTTGTGCATAACCTGCTGCAGTTCGGGGACGCGGCGCTGCTGAAATTGCGCAACGGGTTTGGCCAGGTGGTCGGGCTCTACCCTCTGTCGAGCCTTTACCTGCGCCGCTGCCAGGATGGCAATTTCCTGATGCTGCAGCGGGACGGCAGTTACAAGCACTACCTGGCGGCCGACATCATCTGGCTGGCCCAGTACGACCCGGTGCAGCAGGTGTATGGTCAGCCCGATTACTTGGGAGGCCTGCAGTCGGCCCTGCTCAACCAGGACGCCACCATGTTTCGGCGCAAATACTTCCTCAACGGGGCGCACATGGGGTTCATCTTCTACGCCACCGACCCGAACATGGACGATGACCAAGAAAGGGAAATGAAGGAGATGATCGCCAGCTCCAAGGGGGTCGGGAATTTTCGCTCGATGTTCGTCAACATCCCGGGCGGCAAGCCCGATGGCATCAAGCTGATCCCAGTGGGGGACATCGCGACCAAGGACGAATTCGCCGCCATCAAGGCGATCACCGCCCAGGATGTGCTGACGGCGCATCGGTTCCCGGCCGCGCTCGCTGGCATCATCCCGGCCAACGGCAGTGGGGGGCTCGGCAACCCGGAGCAGTACGACCGGACCTATGCTCGCAACGAAACGATCCCGATGTGCGAGCTTATCCAGGATGCGATCAATGGCGCCAATTTGCCGCGCCGGCTGCAGGTGGATTTCAATCGGTCGCTGGAGGCCGGTGTTACTGTATAGAGATCCAGCTTAGGGTATAATCGAGCGGTTTTTTATCGACGGTATCAGGGGGATTTATGCGGGTATTTTGTCGGGAATGTGGGGAACTGGGGCGTATTACCAAGACGCACCGCCTGAGCCGTGACACCGCCGATCTGTATTGCCAGTGCACGGATGCGGAATGCGGACACAGCTGGGTGTCCCAGGTGTCATACAGCCACCCATTGAGCCCATCGGGCCGCACGACCAGCCAACTGGCCTTGAGCCTTATCAACTCGCTCAGCCCGGATGGGCGGCAGGCCATCCAGCGGGAACTCAACCTAGGACAATGAAAAAGGGGCGCATGATGTGCCCCTTTGCTTTCCTGCCAATCAACTGCCGCGCTTCGCTTACCGGCCAGCATAAGAGGGAGACAGACTGCGCTAGTCACCCTCTTATGCTGGCTCTTTTTGTAATCAGGCCCGAGTAGTAATACGGGGGAAATTCAATCCTCACATGCTCCACACAGCCACGGGGCAGGGGGGTTATCTCTTGCTTGTTCGACATGTTGACACAGGTCTTTTTAACTCAATGCTGAGGTGTCAACAGCAATGCATTGATTTGCAAGGTTTTTTTGATCTGATAGAATTAGCTTGTTCATAAACAAAGCAGGGGATGCATATGCGATTTTTTCGGCCTGAGTTTGTGTCGTTGTACGATCTTCCGTGTCCAGTTTCACTCGAGGAGTACACGGAGCGCACTAAGATGATGCGCATCGCTCTATCTTCATACTCACAAGAATATGGGGAGAATTATGAACTGAACGAAGGTTGGTTGGAGGTGCATTGGGTCAGGGAGCCGCTAACAGTTGCCCAATGCTGGGATGTGGTTAAAGACAATAACCGTTTCATCTACGAAAAATTGCAGAAGGGCTTTGCTCTTCGTGCTCGTAAATGGATATTCAGCTACCTTGGGGCTTTGACTCTAGCGGTTCTTCCTGTGGTAATTGAACGGCTACTTTGATGCCGATAAAGCTAGTCATCGGCATCAGCAACAACTGGATTCGACCCCATAGATCCAGACACTTTTTCCCGCTTAGGGTTGTGATACCCGACTGCGCAGAAATTCCCGAGGTGAACGGTATCCCAAGGCGCTGTGCGGGTGGTGTTCGTTATAATGCTCAAACGCGATGGCCAAGTTGCCTACCGCTGTTCGGCTATCTGGTTTCGGCATCATCTCGATATAGTCTCGCTTCATCGTCTTGACGAAGCTCTCCGCTATACCGTTGCTCTGTGGGCTTCTCACCGCAGTCGTTCTGGGCTCCAACCCGATTTCTCGTGCAAACGCGCGGGTCTCATGGGCGCGATACGCCGAGCCATTATCAGTCAGCCACTCCACCGGTGATGCCGGCAACGCATCCCCGAAGCGTCGTTCGACAGACCTCAGCATGACATCTTGCACCGTGTCACTGTCGTAACCCCCGGTACTGGCCGCCCAGTCCAACGCCTCCCTATCGCAGCAGTCCATGGCGAACGTGACTCGTAGTTTTTCACCGTTATCGCAGCGAAACTCGAAGCCATCTGAGCACCAACGTCGATTGCTCTCTTTGACGGCAACACGCCCCTTATGTGCCTGCTGGGCCAATGGTGCAGCCGGTTTTCTTTCCAGCAGCAGGCCATGATCGCGCATGACGCGATATACCCGTTTGGCGTTTACCACAGGCTGTCGTGTTGCCTCTGACTGACGCCGTAACAGCGCCCAGACTCGGCGATACCCATAGGAGGGAAGCTCAGCCATCGCCTCCATGATCCGGCCAAGTAAGGCAGCATCATCATGCTGGCGATGATGACGACCATCTTGCCAACCTGGTTTTCGATGAACACGAACGGATAGCTGCGCACGCGATACATTAAGGGCCTGGCTCACAGCACTTAATCGTCGCCCCCCGGCAACAAGGGCGCAAGCGCAATCCATTTTTTTGCTTGACCATACTCCACGGCTTCTTTGAGGATCTCGTTCTCCATGGTCTTCTTCCCGAGCAGACGCTGGAGCTCTCGGATCTGCTTGATGGCAGCAGCCAACTCGGAGGCTGGAACAACATCCTCACCGGCGGTGATCGCCGTGAGAGACCCTTCCTGGAATTGCTTACGCCATTTGAAAAGCTGGTTGGCGTTGACGTCGTGCAAGCGAGCGACATGAGAGACGGTCATTCCGGGCTCAAAGGTCTGCTGCACGATGGCGATCTTTTCCTGCGGAGTCCGGCGTCGACGGCGCTCAGCCCCTGTTAACACTTCGACCATCTTCTCGTTGCGACTAGTACTGAACATAGTTCCAAGACTACCTCTTAAGTTAAGAGGGGCGAAGTGTCTGGCTCTTCAAGGGGCCAATCTAACAACACTTAAGTTGTTGACATATCAGTCTTTGAGGTGTTTCCAACCAGAGGTTTCCGCGTGGCCTCTAAATGAGCGATACGATAATCCAACCCAGTGAGGAGATTCTGATGTCAAACTATGTTGATTCAACAATGGTTATGTTGTGCTGGAATCCAAATTCACCTGAAATTGCTTTGGTCCCTTGGCCTGATCAGGCAATGGTAAGTCACCAATATCAGAACAGCTCATTGGCTTGCGAGAGAGACATTCAAGAGATGACTTTTGAGCAGAGACAGCAAGCAGTGATGGCTGAGGCCATAAAATTGGTTGAACGGGACGGCTGTCCGGCTGATGTCGTCCATCGCGTTCTATCTGGCTTGGCAGAGTATCAGGCTTAGTCTAGCTACATCAGGGGCCTCCGGCCCCTTTGTTATGCCTCTAAGCCTGATCGCGCATATGTGTTTTATGGTATCCAACGATTCTAATTTTTTCCCTCTTATCTTGTTCAGTTATGCCAGTAAACAATCGGCAACGAATGCGACGGTGTCGCCGCCGCCTGGTGTCATGGCATCGGCTTTGGCCATCAGGTGAGTGAGCAGCACTTCTCGATGTTCTGGACGAACGTCGGCCAAGCGCGCTCTGGTTGATTCGGCAATCAGGTGGTGCACATCTTGTTTGCGGGTAGGCGAGCGCTGGCCATCTGTTGACGGCCCGAAGAACTCGGCATTGCTGATCGCCTCTTGGCGGCGCTCGACTGGTGGCAGTGGCCACGTCTGCAGATCGACAGTATCGCGCAGCCGGTCAAGCTGGACGCGGGCTGCCTCGGCGTCCCCATCCCCCAGGACCTCCAGCAACGCCAGGGCATCATCGGTGCCGGCGGCCGTCATGCTGGCCAGCCAAGCCGCTGGATCCCCGGACTCGGCCAGCAAGCCCCGCACATCCTTGAGCTCCGCCTGGCGTTTTGCCTCCCGGCGCCTGGCTTCGGCTTCAATTTGATACGATGATGGTTCGTTTGGTGATTCGAACGGATGCCGTTCGGTCACTTTCAACTCACCATCCCGGATGCAAACTGACCGGTCCCCCGCCCTGACAATTAAGCCGCGGCGGACCATGGCGACTTCTTCACCATCTAACCCCAAATGGAACAGATTTATGCCGCCCAATGGATCCTCCTTAGATCCTTCGAGATCGTCGCGTACAGTTGTTGCCAGAGCTCCAAGGGGGAAACCCCCTTCGCTTCGCTCGGTACCCACTAACTCGCTGCGCTCGCCCACAGACCAAAACCCGCTGCCCTGGGCCTCGGTGGTACTCTGTGAACCACATTTACGCAGCACCCATTTCCCCACTCGGGTCTGCTGGATGAGGCCGTCTGCGGCCCGCACGCCCACAAGCTTGGTTTGCGGTTCGCCGTACTGATTGGGTTCGGCAAAAGCGGTGCGGTGGATACTCAAGGGGCGTTCATCGCGCCGGCAGCAGGGGCCGCCCATGGCTTGGGTGAAGTTCTTCCAGTCCACCGCGTCGGCATAGCGCCGGCACTCTTCCATGATGGGGCTGGCCAGCGGGGCCACGACGATCCCCTTGGCCTCTTGCAGACGGCCAGGTAGCCGGCGTAGCTCCCGCCAGATCCCGACCGGTGGCCCTTTCAAGGGTTGGAACTGGCGCAGGCCCCAGAGCGAGGCCCAAGCCCGCACTCGGCGGGCGCCTTCGGTAGCCGCGGTCTCGGCTTCCAGATCGCCTTCGTCGCCGACCCGGTACCCGTCGATGTTTTTGGCGATGTATTTGACGATGTAGCCGACGGCGCCGCCCTTCTCCTTGTCCATTACCTTCCAGTCAAAGCGGGGCGTGATGTCGCTATAAGGCTTTTTGCTGTCTGGGTGGCGTTTGCGTTCCAGGTCGCCTTTGTCATGGCTCAGAGCGTAGCGCTGCAGGATGCCGATCAGCCGGTGCTGGTGCTCGGGTTTGACCCAGATCAGCAGGTGCCAGTGGGGCGTGCCGTCGTGGTGGGGTTCGACCACCCGAAAGCCGAAATAGTCGATAGGGTCGGCCACCAGGAACTCCCCCCGCTTGGCCAGGTTGCGATCGAGGGCAGAACGGCAGCGCTTCCACAGCTCGCTGATGTAGTGTTGCGAATCGCGAGGGGATGAGCCGTCGTGCTTGGGGTTCTCTTCTGTGCTATCTGGCCCGCCGGCCTGGGAGGCTCGTACTGTCTTCCAAGGGTGGAAGCGGCTCGGTGCCGTCCAGGTGAAGAACAGACCCACATAGCCCATTTCATCAGCCACATCAGAGAAGCCGCGCGCCCGAACAATCAGCTCATGGCGGCGGTTCTCCGGGTTAGCGATGGAGGCTTTTACAGCATCCTCCAGGCTGATGATGATGTCGTCCTGGGCGTTATAAGCTTCCATGTCCTTGAGCCAGGCGGCGGCCATACGCTGGCGCTCGATAAAGGCTTGCAGGCCCTGGCTGGACACGTAGGCGGATACCCCTTTGCGCACCTTGCCGAGCAGGATGGCGCAATGCTCGTTGTACTGATCCCAGATCTTGCGCATGCGCCTGGCCCACCACTTGGGGTCGAGCCAGCGGATAAGGTGGTGGGTGATGAAGTCGTCGCGGCTTGCGGCTGTTCTGAACCTGGGCAGGCGGGGCAGCATACCCCAGGCGGCCAGCGGTTGGCGGCAGGCATACCACAAGCGCAGCGGCGGCACCTGCTCAGCGCCAAAGTCAGTGATGGCATTACACAAGCGGGTGACCCGTTCGGCGTAGTTGACGGCCAGGCGCTCACGGCTCTCTTTGGTGCGCAGCGCTTCGAGCGGTTCGGGGATCACGTTTTGTACCTGGCGCAGGGTGGTGATGCGGCTTGATAGCCAGCGGTTGGCCTCCTTGCAGATGGCCACCCCCTTGAGCACGTCCGGGGCGCGACGGGAGCAGTAACCCACGAACAACTCGGCGATCAGATCTCCGGGCAGCTGCACCCCTGGCCCGCCGTTCTCACGCGGGATCGGCCGCTCCAGCAGGTCAAGCGCCCAGTCCAAGGCATAGGCGCCAGGGATGCCGACAAAATAGCTCTTGATGGCCTCTACCCGGGTATTGATATCGCCGCCGGCGAGCTCCCTACGCCGAGCTGCGGGGAGGCGGGATGCGTCGAGTGGGCAGAGTGAGACACGACGACAAGCCATGATGCGACGCGCCATGGCTTTGGTGGATGCTGCCAGTTTCCAGGCAACAGGCTGCCTGGGGGTTATGGGTTTAGCGTCGAACAGATCGGGGTGGAGCGACATTAGAACGGCAGGGGCTCGTCACAGCGCAGGTGGGCAAGATACCGCTCCTGGTGGGCGACAGTGTCTAACGCCTCGATACGGGCGCGGCGCTCCTCTCTGCATTCGAACAGAAGGCGGCACAGGGCGTATTTGGGCTCTGGCAGGCGGGCCTCTCGTAAGGTGAGGAGCTGGCGTTGGTACTGACGAAGGGTTGCCAGCTTCACCTTGGCGATGGCGGACAAGGTGGCAATGTCGGCCTCTACTTCTGCTTGCAGTGCTGAAAAGTCCGGGGTGTTTTCGGTCATCGGATCACCTCGCCCAGTCCATGCAGGGGTGAGCACTCTTTCCACCAGTCGCCGATTTCGGTAGCAAGCGGGGTCTCCCCTTGACCGAGTGCCAGCCAGTAGATGGAACGGATCGCCCCAAGGGCGAGCACCTCAGCAGCATCAGTGCCATAGGTGGCGTTAGAGGCGCCGATGTAGTCGGCTCGGTAGCTCTGCCAGTGGAGCCACAGCCCGCTTTTCGGCTGGACCAGCTCACCGGTTTCGGCGTATTCATCATCGCTGCTGTCATCATCCAGCAGCGCGTCTGGGCTGCTTGTGGCCACAAGCTGGATCTGAATGTGCTGCGGGCCTGACCATACGCTGCCCAGGCACACCCGATTGTCATCAGCCCGGGCGGCGAACATGTCGGCCAGCAGCCCTTCGATGAGCTTGGGGGCTTGGTTGGCTATCTTGATTGTGTCACTCATAGCTATTTCCTCAACGCTTTCTTACGGTCAGTTTGTTGTACCGCTCGTGGGTCATCAGCTGATAACCGCTGGCCCCACAGGGCCGAAACAGGCGGTATCGGTAGCCCACTGCAATGACATCCCCACACCCGGATTGCAGCCGGCGAGGGCGTTGACAGGCCAGCACCACTGCCGCTTTTGCCTGTATCTGGGCCGGTATCCGGCCAATGCTCTTGAATCCTTCCATGTGCATTGCTCCAGGGGCTGCTGAAGCAGCCCCTTGTGGGATTAGTTGGGATGGGCCGGGCGCACTTGCTCGGGGATGATCAGAGAGCCTTTCATCAGCCATACGGCGTAATCAGACAGGCCGGGGGTATTGATGATGCGCAGCAGCAGGCCGCCGCCAATCTCGCGATAGCCCAGCTCGTAGTTCTTGAGGGTGGTGGGTGGGATATCCAGCTGTGCTGCGAATTTGGGACGACTCATCCCCAGAAATTCGCGCAGCTGGCGCAGTCGTTGGCGGGTACTGGCATTGAGGGCTGTCATAGACGGCATTTCAGTGGTGTGCATGGTCATGGTTAGGCTCCTTGATGGGCATTAAGGCGATTGATGTGACCAAACAGAGAAGCCCAGACCAGGGCGTTAGCGCGCTGGCTCAGGATCGTCAGGTCGTTTTCCGAGTAGCGGGCGGCATATGGGCCAGCAATACGGCTGTTCTGGATCTTGCGGTTGCGCAGCGCGCAGGGGATTGCTAAAGTTGCCATGTCAATTCCCGTGATAAGTGATTGATAGGAACCCCGTTAGGTGTTTGCGGCACCAGTGATCGGGGTTTTTTCTTGCCCGCAATTTGCGGTTTGTGGGTTGTTGACCAGTGTCATCAACAAGCCTTTGCTCTTCGCCAGCCGGTCGGCTGGTCCTGTGACCTCTGGTTTTTCTTCTGGTGGTGCGATCAAACCAGTGCGCCATTCTTCGAGGCTGACTGCACCGTGAAACAGGTGTTGGTACCCAAGACGGCGCATGGCCAGGCAAAGGGCCTCGCGGTCGCGCTCCCCAAGTGGGAATTCAGGCCTTGCCAGCGAACTGGGTAACTCGGCTTCATTGCAGATGGCTCGACGTTGCGGCTGATTGAGCTCGCCCCAATACTTCGCAACCCTGCAATTGGCGTGGTAAAGCGCTTCACGCATTTCTGCCAGCGCCTTCTCGGCTGCACTCGCTCGTAAATTCATCTTTTCCTCCTTCTCACATCGCCAGTGCCGCAAGGGGCGACACCACCTGAAAGCGCTGTTCGACGTCATTGATCAGCAGCGCCACTGAGCCCATCGCGGCGGCGGCAATGCTCATGAAAGATCGGTGCTCGTTGCTGGTGATGCGGCCGCGTTCCGTGAGCTCCAGGGTGCGCTGGCCGATGCTCGCTATTTGCGAGTTGAGCTGGATCACCTGGTGGGTCAGGGATGGCGCCCGCTCTGCATCGGGGATGGCGACAGCAGTCAGGCCACACTCAAACAGCAGGGCATCGAGTAGCGTTTCGTCTTTGGTTACCTGGTAGAGCGCGATCAAGTCGTCACCCGACAGCTTGTGTTTCTGCTGCTGATTGAACTTGTTGCGCAGCACATGGGCCGACATACCCATGCTGGCGGCCAACTTTTCTACGTTGCGATCCTTCACGAAACCGGCGCAGGCACTGCGGTAGTGGGGGTGTAGGTTTCTGGTGGTATTCGACACTCTGATTTCCCTCCAAAGGTCGTTATGGTTAAGCCGCCAGCCTGAACTGGACCGTGGGGAAAGCACTGGCCATCTGCTTGGCGATAAATACATGCACTTTCACCATGACCAGCTCGTTGCTGCGGGTCTTTTCCAATACATCTAGCCGGCCTGTTTTGACCCAGTGGCGAGCGGTATCGACAGAGACACCAACCCACTCAGCGAACTTGGCGATGGGCATCAGCGGTGGAGTGTCAGGGGAGATCACGAGATTGATCGCGCTGACGGCCGCCGGCGGAGCATGCGAAACGGCTGGGTTGATATGACGTGGTGGCATAGGGGTAATCCTTACTTCGCAGGGCGAGATTGAGTGGGGTCAGCTTTCAGCTGGCCGCCAGTCAGCACCTCGATCTGGTAGGCACGGCCTTTGGGGATGGTCTCACCCCACTGAGATATCGCTTGAGGCTTGCACCCCAAGGCCTTCGCTAGTTCGACTACACCACCAAAATGGCTGAGTGCTTCTTCCTTCATCATCTTTCGGTCCACTTACGTTGATAAGAGTTCTTTCGATTACGGTAATGTAAGTGAGCTTTCGAATTGTGACAACTAAAAATTCAAAAAAAGAAAGAAAACTGACGTAAGTGGCGATGTAATATTACTTACATGAGTATGAGCGACGTGATTAAGTCCAGGCGGAAAGCCTTAAAAATGACCCAAGATGAGCTGGCCCTTTTGGTTGGGGTTAGCCGGGTTTCCATCAGCCAGTGGGAGCGTGGCGACACTTCCCCTAAGGGTCCTAATTTTCTCAAATTGGCAAAAACCTTGGGTGTGGCGCCTGAATCTCTACTGCTGGGGGAAAATGATGAAGTTGGCTCTAGCAGGGGTTTCAACAACGTCGAACCTGCAGTGATCCCTCAAGGGAGCCGGGTGCCAATTCTCAGCTATGTTCAGGCGGGCCACTGGCGTGGAATGTGTGAACAGGCCACGAGCTTTGATGGCAATGTTGAGTATGTGGCTGCCAGCGTCGATATCGGCCCTTGTGGGTTTGGCCTTTGGTTACGTGGCAACTCCATGACCCCGTTTTTCAACGAAGGGGATCTGGTGATCGTAGACCCTGATGAACAGCCGCGCCCTGGTGATTATGTGGTGGCCAAGAACGGCGGCGAAGAGGCTACGTTCAAGAAGTATCGCCCCCGTGGTATCGATGAGAACGGGCAAGAGGTGTTTGAGCTTGTCCCTCTCAACGATGATTACCCCACCATGCACTCCGATCGGCAGCATATCGAGATCATCGGCGTGATGGTCGAGCATCGAACTTTCCGGAAACGATAAGTGTTAGCTTATTTGCACGGTCCCATAGCGATTTCACCCGGAACAGAGCTTTAGGTAGCCCATTGATTGAGACGATCCACTTCCCCTATCAGAAGCGCTTCTATGACGCGAGTGCTTTTGAGCGCGTGATCAAGCCGCTACAATTCAGCCACTCCTCTGATATTTCTCATGTGGAAATCAAACTGGGACGAGACTGTAAGTTATTGGCAGATGCCACAATGAAGTTGCTTTGTTTCTGTCATCATGTTGTGTCGCTTGATAAAACACTGACTCTGATCTTTGAAAGTGACTCATGTGGTTGTTTTACGTTTCTAGATCGCTGCGGTTTTTTCCATTCGCTCCCGCAAGACGTTGTCATCATCCCTTACAGAAAACCGAAGGCACAAGACGCTTCAATCGCATTCGCTGGCCAGAGTGAGAACCTACTTGAAATTCGGAAGGTGAGTGCAACGGATCCTAACAAGAACAGGCCTATACCTGGCCAGTTAACAGATGCTCTAGGCGCCTTAATCAAAACAGACTGCGAAACATTTCTGTCCAATATTCAGACCATTGTCAGTGAGTTTTGTAGCAACGTTCCTGAACATAGCAAGGTATCGACCCCTGGGTTCGTCTACATGCACCACTATCCTGGGTCAGGGAATATTTACATATGCATCGCTGATCTTGGTGTCGGGCTGCTCACCAGCCTGCGTGAAGGTTTGCAACTTCGGAATCACTGGGCTAAAGACCTGCCTGATCAGAGCCTGATTTTAGAAATGTTTAATCAGGGGCTCAGCCGCAAGCATGATGGGAGAGGAACGGGTCTGAACCGAGCTGCAAATATTGCGATCCAGTTTGGTGGAAGACTCCATGTCAGGCTTGATCGACACGTCATCGACTTGTATCCCAATGGCAATCGATTTGAAGCTGCAGCCACAGCTACTGCGTTGATGAGTACTGATTGCTTTCTTGCCAAAGGGACGCACATAACGCTCTGTTTTTCTCGTGCGAAACTGTAGTGTTTCCTTGCTATCTCAACCTCACTCTGATTCAATAAGTTTTATGAAACAGATAATCGCACGTATCAAACTCATCGATTTCATGGGCTTTGCTGAGCCGAATGCTGATGGAACCAAGGATGGATGGGGAGTTACTGATGGTGAGGCCGTCGCGGCAGCACTCTCAGACTACATCTCTAATTCTCCAGAAGTGGATATCTATGATATCTCACTTGAAGGTGTCAGACGCATCGATGCATCCTTCCCTCGTGAGGCGTTCATCATGCTGGCAGCAAAGTCTGTGGGTAAACGGGGCTTTTTTGTCAGTGACGTTGCTAATGCTGTCTTACTGGACAACATTCGTGCTGGTGCTGATAAGTTGAGTTTTCCCTTGCACGCTTGTTGCCAGGGACGCGTTGAAGTTCTCGGTCCGGAACCCAAAAGAACCCAAAAAGAGTTGTACAACTATGTTGTGAGCAAAGGGTGGGTGACCGCGTCGGAGGTTGCAGAGGTATGTGACCTGAAAATCAACAATGCGAGCAACAAGCTGAAAGAGCTGGTTGATGAAGGTTTTTTGCTTAGAAAAGAAGGCTTTGCTGAGACAGGGGGTATTGAATTTTACTACTTCCCTATCTATGGACAGGGCCTGCAGAAAACTGCTTCATAAAATTTCTTGATCGAGAAGATCCGCTGTGTTACTTTAGCCAATAAGGAGGTCTAGTTCGGCCTCCTTGACAAAAAAGGCCATTCATTTTTTTTAGTGAACGGCCTTTGCAAAGGAAGGGTGTTCATTATTTTTTGTGAACAACACGCGACGAGCAATCGTCTTTATCGAGAGACTTGAAATTATGTTTAGCAAAATCAAAGATGTACATGTATGTGCCTATCTGAGGCGGCGTAAAGGGCGTTTGGAGTATGTGACTTCACATTGGCGTTCTTCGCCGGGGAGTTAGTAATGTTTTGTGTTCTAGAAAACAAAAAAGCCCAATGTGGGGACATTGAGCTCCTTTCTTAGACACACACCGTTGAAATTCGGACTGCGCCTGTTTGTTTTTGCAAACTAACTATAGTCGCAGTCCGATTTTTTGCCAACAAGTTTTAATGAGTCTCGGCTTGTCTTGGCCAGGTCTCAATTTACAAAATGGCTTAGTCAGTAGCTTAGTCAGTAGCGATGACATGGGATAGTTTGAAGTCTTTGAGCATTTATTGGCAACTTAGTAACAGGTTCACCACGCAATGACAGTTCGCAAACTTGATGACGGCAAGCCAAAACCCTGGCTTGCCGAAGTTTATCCTCAAGGGCGTGATGGCCCTCGTAAACGCAAGCGCCATGCCACTAAGGGCGAAGCCTTGGCGTGGGAAAAGCACATGTTAGCCCAACCTTGGCAACAGCCAGAGGCGGGGAATGTGGATGAGCGGCGGCTGGGCGATTTGGTGGCTCTTTGGTATGGCCGACATGGCCAGACCCTGACTGATGGCGACCGGCGCCGCGACAAGCTGAATTGGCTGGCGGATGCGCTAGGCAATCCCATAGCCACTGAATTTACAGCCCAACAGTTTGCGGCCTATCGTGAGCGGCGACTTGCCGGCGAACTTTATGTGCCTGGTCAGCGCAAGCAGGTATCACCGACCACTATCAACCGCGAACTGCTCTACCTGCAGGCGGTGTTCAATGAACTTGGCCGCTTGGGTGAGTGGACTCGTGGCAATCCGCTAGAGGTGCTGCGTCAATACAAGGTACAAGAGTCCGAGTTGGCATTCCTGAACCAGGATGAGATTGAACGGTTGCTGGCTGCCTGTGCGGGACTGAAAGACTTGTGGTTGATCGTGATGCTATGCCTCTCGACTGGTGCCCGCTGGTCCGAGATCGAGAAACTGACCCGCTCACAGGTTGGCATCGGCCGGCTTACCTTCACTCGCACCAAGGGTAAGAAGAATCGCACCGTACCGGTGGCGGGTTGGCTGTTGGCACTACTGCCTAAGCGAACCGGTAGACTGTTCGGCGACTGCTACTCTGAGTTCGAGAAAGCGATACGGCGTGCCGAGATTGAATTGCCCGCTGGGCAGAGTACCCACGTTCTGCGCCATACGTTCGCGAGTCACTTCATGATGGGTGGCGGCAACATCTTGGTGCTACAGAGGATCCTCGGCCATACCGATATCAAGATGACTATGCGTTACGCCCACTTTGCCCCGGACCATCTTGAAGACGCTGTCAAATTAAACCCGATCACTGCGCTGAAAAATGGCGGCAAAATGGCGGCAGCGCTCACCAGCGACACCCAGTGA